TATTCATCACGAACAGGATGTTAGATATTTCTCTGGTGTCCCTCACCTAGTAAATCAAAGAGTTGGAAGAGAAAACTGTAGATGGGATTTCTATGGGCACCCGCCTCCAAACACGCCTAAAGATGATTGGCAGGTGGATGTGTGGCGCAAGTATAGAGGCATTATCCTTTCGGGATTCAAGGGAGCTAGGAACTGGAATATTCATTATGCTCTGCCTGCTGATCGTTATGGGGTCTTCTACTCTGACATGGATGTGGCTCTGGCTCCTCTTGAGATAAACGACTTTAACGACTCTAAGAGTGAGATCAAGGTCGCTGAATGCGGGAGGTATAAGGTGCCGCTCGTAGCCACTAACTGCGGTGCCTATGACGAGTGGATCGTAGATGGCGAGACAGGATTCCTCATTGATCCAGAGAAAGGTAAATCAGAGTGGGTAAGGGTTCTCAGTAAGTGCGTTAAGGATCCAGGGCTTGTTCAGCGTATGGGTGAAAACCTACACGCTCATACTGAAGAAAACTTTGATCTTAATAAGGTAGTCAAACATCGCCTTGATCTTTATAGAGAGGTTATGAGTATAAATGTCCAAGCAAAATCCTATGATTAGTGTTGTAATTCCTACCATATGGAAATCTTCTGTATTTAACGATCTTCTTTTGGGTTTATGTAAGCATTCTTTGATTGAAGAAATTATTATCATATCAAATGATAACCCAACATTTAAAATAGAAGATGAAAAAATTAAGATTATTCAACAGGAGCAAAATATAGGAGTTAATCCTGCCTGGAACTTAGGAGTATCTTTAAGTAAAAATCAATATATTTTAATTTTAAATGATGATTTGTTATTTGATTTGGATTTTATAGATAAAGCATTTGGTATTAAGGATGATTATTCTATTATTTCAATTAACTATGATCAGAAGCAAGAACACATAGTTGAGCCAACCAGAAGACCTTACGGATTTGGCTGTGCTTTTTTTATAAGTAAATCAGACTATGTTTCAATACCTGAAGATTTAAAAATATTCTTTGGTGATGATTGGCTATTTGATAATTGCCTATTTGCTAATAAAAAAATCGCACTACTTCCAGGCATAAAAACAAATGAAATTCTATCTTCTTCATCAAAAGATTTTCTATCAGGTATTTATATAGAATTAAGTAAGTATTCAAAACACCTAGACACCTTATATAATCATAAGTATAGGTTTAGTATCATAATTCCATATCATCACAGCGTAGTTTCGTTCAACGAAATGAATAACTTACTAAAATCTTTAAAAAATCAAACTTTTACTGATTTTGAGATAATTGTTATACATGATGGTCCAAATCCTGATTTAGAAAGTATAGATAAAAAAGGTATAAAGTATATTGAAACTACTGTAAGATATAATGATTGGGGACACTCTCCTAGGGATTTTGGAATATCTATTAGCAAAGGTCAATATATTATTCATTTAAATTGTGATAATCTGCTATACGAAAATGCCCTTGAAAAGCTAAATGACCTTATTGAAAGAGATATAGAGTTTGCAACTAATTATGAGGGACACCAATTCGATAGTAAGGATATTTTAATATTTCCAATAATACTACATGGACAGACCACAGATGGCATACATCTATTCAGATATAAAAATTCTGACAAGAAGCTAATATTGACAGGATATCCTCCTCAAACTAATTTCATAGATTGTATGCAATTAGTTATGAAAAGATCTAAGTGGAACTATTATGGAGGGTGGTATGACAAGAGCTTCGCTTCTGATGGAGCTATGTATTCTAGATTTGTTAGAGAGAATTTAGGTGCCATATATGAATCTGAGATACTAGGAGAGCACAGATGAAAGTGGCTGAATGGGTTCGTATTCTAAGTAAGTGTGCTAAAGATCCTGGCCTTGTAAAGCGTATGGGTGAGAACCTACACCAACTAACAGAGGAAAACTTTGATCTTAATAAAGTGGTTAAGTATCGTCTTGATCTTTATAGAGAGGTTATGAGTATAAATGTCCAAGCAAAATCCAAAATTTAGTTTTATAGTTCCACATTATGATGGGGTAATTTCTGATGAGCAATTTATAGAGGGTATGTCTTCTATTGCTCAATCAACTTACAAAAACTTTGAAGTTAGAGTCTATCATGATGGACCTACAAGTAGACCAATACCTGATTTAGATCAGTTTGGCTTTGAGTACTCTTTTAAAGAAACAAAGAAGCGTTATAATGATTGGGGACATTCTTTAAGAGATTTAGGTATTAGAGAAGCAGAAGGAGATTACATAGTTCATTTTAATCCTGATAATATCCTTTACCTAGAAGGGTTACAGGGGATTGTAGATATGCTAAACTTCGCAACAACCTATAATATACATGAACAATGTAACTCCTTAACAAGAACCTTCGGTCTTTTTGATAACTGTTATGAAGTAGTTGTATGTCCTATAATCTTAGAAGGTGTAATTAGATTTCCAAATGGAGGTTTGACAAGAACTAGAGTTCCTTATCATAAAACTATACTTGATGGATTTCCTACTATTCACCACAATGTTGACTGTATGCAGATAGTAGCTAGTAAAAAAGCTTGGTTATCTATCGGAGGTTGGTACAATAAAGAAGAAACTTCTGATGGTTTACTAGCTCAAGAATTACATAATAAGTATAAATGTTTGTATTCTCAAACAACAATAGGAGTTCATAGATGAGAGTATTTGATGATCGTTATGTATGGAGGATAGTTAAATGAAATATAACGTTTTTACTACAGCAAATAAATCATATTTTCCTTTTGTTGATATACTTGTCAATTCTTTGACTGAGAATTGTGAAAATATTCAAAGGATCTATATTGCAGATTGCGGTCTGGGCGAATATCGTAAGTACCTTCAAGACAAAGAAAATGTCTGCATCATGGATACTGATGTTACTGACGAATATGCTGGTGTTCATTCTGAAGGTTGGGTCAAAGCAACCCAACAGAAGACTAGAGTTCTGAGCAAACTCCTGACGATGATGGACTTTGAAGACCCACTCATTATGATTGATAGTGATGTATGCGTCTTGAAAGATCTAGCACAGGTCATTGATAAGGAGTTTGATATGCAAGTGACTACAATGAATACTGGTGGTCACACCCGTGCTGATGGCATCTTTATCAGTGAGATTGCAAGTTTTTTAGTTATCAATAATTCTGATCTCGGTAAGGTTTTTGTTCGCAATTGGATCGAGCAGATGGAAGAATTTGCTGAAAATGGTACTCCATTCCCTCATGAAACTCCTGCACTAAATATGACTTTGAAGAATAACAACTTCCTTAATATTGGTTATCTGAAAGAATTGGAAGTTTGTGCAGATCAAGAGTTGACTTATAATACTCTATCAGTACACTTTAAGAGTAATGGTCCCACAAAGAACAATCCTGTGGTAAACTTTGAAAAGAGAGTAATGTCTGTTGATAATAAAACTAAGACTGATCTTGATATTGACAAATACTTGAACGAAGAAATTTACGATCAATGGAGATCTGAATATGAAACTAACTGATATTCATACACAATTTAAGACTGATAAAGGAACTGCTCACGACTATATTGGCTGGTATGAGCAGACATTCTCCGATCGTAGAACTGATGAAATGAATGTTCTTGAGATTGGTGTTCTATTTGGTGGTTCACTCAAGATGTGGGAGCATTACTTTGAGAACTCTAACATATAGGGTATAGAAGATTTTTCTAAAGAAGAAACTTCTGATGGTTTACTAGCTCAAGAATTACATAATAAGTATAAATATTTGTATTCTCAAGCAACAATAGGACTTCATAGATGAGAGTAGCTGTTATAACAGGAATATTTTCTCCAAAATCAAAAATAGAGATTAAGTATTCTAACTATTTTGATGAATATGATTATTTTTGCTACACTTGTGATAGTGAAAATATACAAGTAGATTCTAAAATTACTAGGATTATATTGCCTAATAAAGATTTAGATAAAAAATATTCAGCTAGAAGAGTTGGAAAAATTCCTAAAATATTATCTCATTTACTATTGCCTAGTTATGATATTTACATTTGGTGTGATGCTACTCATGAGCCTTGTATAAATTTAAAAGAATTAAAAGATATTTTAGGAGATAATGATTGTGCGCTGTTTAAACACCCACATAGAATTTGTGTTTATGAAGAAGCAGCAGAGTGTTCAAGAAATAAGTTAGATCACCAAAACCTTATAGATGATACCGTTGTTTGGCTTTCTTCTATAGGGTTCCCTAGTAATTGTGGTTTATATGAAATGACATCGTTCATAAGAAAAAATAATAAAAAATGTAATAATGCTTTTTCTTTGTGGTATTCTGCTGTATCAAAACTGTCTTCAAGAGATCAGTTATCTTTTATGCCTTGTGCTTGTGAAACTAATATATCTATAAAATTATTAGAAGGGTCTGCTCAAATTTATTTTGGAGGTAATAAGTACTTCAAACAAATTAAACCGTCTTTGAGGATTTCTGGAGTTGTGGATTATGTGTAGCATATTAATTACAAATAAAAATCTAAAAGATAGATTTGATAAAGTTAATAAATACTTAAAATTAAGAGGTCCTGATGAGACTAATATTATAACTAGAGATAATATATCCTTTGTTCATAATCTTTTAGCTATGACGGGGGATTTTACTACACAACCCTTTGTTGATGATGATATAATTTGTCTATTTAATGGAGAGATTTATAACTATAAATCTCTTGGAGACTTTTCTAGTGATGGTGAATGCCTAATCCCCTTATATAAAGAATATCAATCTGAATTTATAAAACATCTTGATGGTGAGTTTGCGATATGTTTATTTGATTTTAAAAAAAATATAATTATATTATCGTCTGATGTTTTTGCAACCAAACCTTTATGGTTTTCTTTTGAAGAAAATAATATTGGGATAGCTTCTTATGATTCAGCATTAAAATTACTTGGATTTAAAGAGACTACGAAGCTTCCTGCAAATACGACAATTATTAAAAGTCTTAATAACTTAGCAGATACTCAAAGAATTCAGTCTGTTTATGACTTTGATTTAAAACAGTATAAGAATAGTTTTGATGATTGGACCCAAGCATTTAAAGACGCTATTAAAAAAAGGTACATGACAAGTCATCAAAAAGTTTTTATTGGTTTAAGTAGCGGTTATGATTCGGGCGCGATTTGTTGTGAATTACTTCAACAAGGTGTAGATTTTCATGCTTATAGTTCAAAAGGTTATGAAAACCTGCCCATACTTTATGCTCGACATGAAATAATTAAAAATTCTATAGCAGAAGGGTTTATTTTTAAGGCAACAAAGTCGGACCTTAATTTTGCATCTAATCATCTAAAAGAGTATGTTGAAGATTTTCCTTACCAAATTTCATCCAGTTCTAGCAATTACAAAGAATACGGAAGTGTTCGAGGTGATGCTGGATCGAATGCTCTTGCTGTGATTTGCAACATGGCAAAAAAGAATGAAAGAAGGATTTACATATCAGGACAAGGTGCTGATGAAATCACATCAGATTATGGGTTTCAGGGCAAGAAGATATTCAACCACTCTAACTTTGGAGGTCTGTTTCCAGAAAACTTAAAAGAAATCTTTCCTTGGAATAGCTTTTATGGTAGCTCTCAACTATCATACCTCATGAAGGAAGAGTATGTTTCTGGTTCTTTCGGCCTAGAGGGCAGGTACCCCTACCTTGATAAGAATGTTGTTCAAGAGTTTTTAAATCTAGACCATCATCTGAAAAACGAAAAATACAAGGCACCTATATTTAATTACCTAACGGAACATCAATTCCCGACACAAGAAAACGAAAAGAGAGGATTTAGTTTATAATGGGCATTTGCAAGAACGTAATGCTTCTCAAGGTGGAAGCCGTGATAAAAGAGATTTCTAGTAGCACTCCTAAGATTCGCATGATCGAGCTAGAAGACTTCCTTGGGTTGAGAAAGCAAGATCTGCTCGATGGTCTCCTTGAAAAAAATATCAAACACCATGAATGGCACTAAAAAACTATATCTTCACTGCGATGGCGGTTTTGGAAACCGATTTTACGTACTGGTGGCTGGTCTCTATCTCGCCAAATCACTAGAGTACGAGCCTATTATTAGCTGGCCTACAAACAACTGGTGCGGCGCAGGTCTAGAGGATCTGTTCGAAAATGTTTTCGAGACATGGGATGCTGTCATCGGGGAACCTCCCTGTGAGCTAAGACTGCTGCATGAGGATCAACTCAAGTACGGCGGCTGTACTAATATCCACCAGTTTCAAAATCTTACCCAGTTAAAAGATTACGTAGAGGGAAAAGACTTTTTCTATTTTAATAACCTTATTCCTTTTCATCTAATCACAGACCGCGAAGACTTTTTTAATGTGGTTCGTGACCTAAGGTTCAAGAAAGAGATCACGGAACTGGTTGATGAGGTGACGGGAGAGGACTCCTTTATCGGTATTCACATTAGAAAGACTGATTTTGGTGATCGTGTTAATGAAGATCACCTCTTTAACATGGCAAAAGATCGAGGCGAACGAGTGTTCATCTGCTCTGATGACCCTGACACCGAAAATAAGTTTTTAGCCCTGCCAAATGTCTTCTCCTTTGATAAGACTTCCTACGTTGAAAAATTGGTAGAAGGGTCATGGAATAGTAATATTGTGGACGATAATGGGAACGCACGGAACTTTAATGTAAATAGAAGCAAGCAAAGTGTCGTAGAAGCAATGGTTGATCTGCTGTGCCTTTCCAAAGCAGATGAACTTATCGGGGACCACGGAAGCACTTTCTTGGCAACAGCAGGAATACTAAAAGAATGCCGACAGATTCAACACTAAAACTCGCAGTATTGCAAAAATATCTCTCGCCTGTTTTTGTAGAGACAGGAACACACGATGGCGGGGGAGTTCAGGTCGCACTGGATGCTGGCTTCGAGAAAGTAATCTCCGTAGAGATCGACGAAGAGCGACAAAAGCAAAATACTCTGCGCTTTCAAAAAGAGATTGACGAAGGCCGCGTTACGCTAATCACAGGAGATATCATTGACGAGTTTGGCGGTATCGTAGAATCTCTCACGGAGCAAGCCACGTTCTTTCTTGATGCTCATTGGGATTTTGGCGTTGAGGGTAAATCGAAGTGCCCTCTGTACTTCGAGCTAGATCAGATCGCGAAGAGTGACATCAATAATCACAAGATCTTGATTGATGATCGCCGTTGCTTTGGAGAAGGTCATCATTGGGGTAACGAGATTACCGAACTAGAGATCATAAAAAAACTCCAGAGCATCAACTCAGACTATGAGATTGGATACGAAGACAACACCGTAGCAAAAAACGATATCATTGTAGCATCATGAAAAAAGCAATAGTATGTGGAGCGGGTGGTTTTATCGGAGGCCACATGGTAAGACGCCTTCTTGATGAAGGTTATAAAGTTGTAGCAGTGGACCTAAAACCAAAAAAAGATTGGTATCAAGTTCATGAAGGTACTTTGAATGAGGGACTATTCAACCTCACTCATAAAAACAATGTATATCCTCTAATACAGGAAAGCAGACCAGACGAACTCTACCAGTTCGCAGCGGATATGGGAGGAGCGGGTTATATATTTACTGGAGAGCATGACGCTGATGTAATGTATAACTCGGCTCAGATCAATCTGAATATAGTCAATGCCCTTAAAATATACAGCAAGCACACTAAGGTTTTTTATTCATCATCGGCTTGCATCTACCCAGCGCACAACCAAACAGATCCAGACAATCCAAACTGCGAGGAAAGCTCTGCATATCCCGCTAACCCAGACTCGGAGTATGGGTGGGAGAAACTATTTTCTGAAAGGCTTTACCGTTCTTACGCTAGGAACTACGGACTAAATGTTCGTATAGCTAGATTCCACAATATCTTCGGTCCTTACGGTACATGGGATGGAGGAAAAGAAAAAGCTCCCGCTGCTATGTGTAGAAAAGCACTACAAGCAAGCGAGTCTATGGAGGTATGGGGACCAGGAACACAAACTCGATCCTTCCTGTACATTGATGAGTGTATTGAAGCTGTACGCAGGCTAATGGAGTCTGATGTAGAGACTGTAATCAATATCGGATCAGATGAAATGATTAGCATAAATAACCTAGCTCGTATGGCTCTAGACTTGGCTGGGAAACAAAATATAGAACTTGAAAATATTGAGGGTCCAGTAGGAGTCATGGGGCGCTGTTCTGATAATAACCTTATTGAAGAAAAGCTTGGCTGGCGTCCTAGCGAGCCTCTTGTAGAGGGCATGAAGAAAACTCTCGATTGGATTGCAGAACAGATGGATGTGAGCTATAATAAAGCATGAACTTCCAAGAATATCAAGCAGAAGCAAGCAAGACCGCGATCTACCCTAATAAGGGGAACAACCCTTACTACCCTACCCTTGGCCTTTGTGGTGAAGCAGGAGAGGTTGCCGAGAAGATCAAAAAGGTTATGCGTGATAATGGTGGGGAGATCTCCATCGAAAAATCAGCAGAGATTATGAAAGAGATTGGTGATGTTCTTTGGTACATTGCTGCTCTTTGTGAAGAGCTAGATATTGACATGGAAACCTGCGCTATTCTAAACATTGAAAAGCTCAAGTCGCGCCAGCAAAGAGGAACCCTCCAGGGTTCAGGAGACAATCGCTGATGCCTATGTATCAATACGAGTGCTCTGCTTGTGAACTCCAGTTTGAGCTGTTTGAATCTATCTCAGAGAACATCGAGAGGGGTGCTCCTCACTGTCCCAAGTGTGATCCTGAGGGCGAGAGGGGCACTACGATGTTTAAATACTTTGGTAACTGTCGTCCAGCCTTCAAGGTTAATGGAGAAGGCGCATACGATAATAGGATGAAATGATGCAAGTTCCGCCGACCGCGCCGCCGATGAGGGCGGCAATCAAAGCAAGCAAGAAAAGCTCCGAGAGGTTCAAAGTTGGGGCTGCCATATCAAATAAAAATAAAGTTCTTGCTGTGGGACATAACAAACATAAAACCCACACTAAATACAGTAGTGGGCCTTTCTGTACTACTCATGCGGAGGGCGATGCGATTCGTAAAGCAGTAAACAAGGGTGTCGATCTTCTGGGAAAGACGCTCTTTGTTTACAGGAAGAACTGCCGATTGTCGAAGCCGTGCCCTGACTGCGAAAAACTAGCCAGAGATCACGGCATAAAGAAGGTTGTATACTCTGTTGATCCTGGTATCTTCGAAACCTTAATATTGACATGACCTTTAAGTTTAATGAATGGATTGTAGATGTACTACCAACCCTTGATGCTGGGGTAACACTAGCATTGAATTCAGGCCACGTTGCTACCCTTGACGTAGGCATTGATGCACCAGAGGATCTGAGAGATCCTTATATTGAATTTGCAGGCAACATTATCAAACGTAGTGGTGTTACTCGCTTTGATAATAACTTGGACCCAACTGTAAAGAATGGGCCTCTCATTCGTTATATCTTCTCCGCAAGACATAACACTCCTGCGCTTGAGCTTGATATGTTTATCAACAATGGCACCTTGGATAACACCAAAGAGGATGAGAACAACCCCCTTACCCCACACTTGCTGTCTAATGGTATCTTCATTACCACACCCAAGGGCTACAAGTGGGTAAGTAAAGTTGACACGGTGAAAACCCAGGAGATTCAGGTTGGAGACGAAACTGTTACCACTGTGCTTATTGAGAAGGCTTGGTTGGCGCAGGCTAGTTTGATGTGGTTGGGTCTTTACCTTGTTCCTAATGTCCTTGAAGAGAGTATCGTCAACGACTACAGGAACAAGCTTCCATGGGCAGATAAGGTTCAGCCACAATGGCTAGGCCCCTCGAAGTCCCCAACACTAAAAAATAATCCAGTCTTTTCTGATTACTATCTCGCAAAGGTAAACTCAGACTTCGACAAGTGGGATGTAGATTTCTCACAAGCCTTTATCGAAGGCCCTGAGGAGATTGGTAGCATTCCAAACATGTTTATCCCCCAATCCCTTAGCTACCTTGTTGCTGCGAACGGGCAGATGACTGGTGGACACGGAATGGGTATTGACAGCCTTGCTCAATACTATGGTCTGCCAGCAGGTAAGCAATGGCACATGGCAGCTAACGCTTTGGTTTATTCATTGTGCCGTCCACAGCGAGGATTCTTCAACATTGATGATGACATCGCAAGCTTGGATAAAGTTCTTGCTAAGATCAAGAGTGGTGATGTAGAAGCCCCATGGGAGAGCTGGAATCTTTCACTAGGAGGAACCCACAAGATCTTCCATAACCAACACAACCCATTTGGTTTCACTGAGCCTGAATCAGGTTGGGAAGGAATGGAAGGCGGCATTGGCAAATCAGGTAGTGTAGACCTTCAACACTTCTCCCGTGCGTTTGGTCCTGCTGTTTTCCTAGCAGAGCGTTTCGATGACGAGGTAGGCAAGGAAGCTATTCGCTGGTTTGCTTCTACCGCACGACTCGATATCGAAGACCCAAGAGCAGCTATTGGTCAAGACGAAAAGGGTTGGTTCTCCAACCTGGGCCGTGGCTACGCTTTCGGAGCTATGATTAACGTCTACGACTGGCACTTCAATAAAACTGAGGATGCCAAGGAATGGGTAGAGTGGTTTATCGAAGCGTGTCAGACTTTCCAAACCAACGGTATGAAGGACGGCAACTCAGGAGGATCATTCTGCTGCTGGAGAACCCCACAATGGTCTGGATCAAAGGAGATCAATTGGGCTAAAGAAGTGTGGGCTGAGAAGCATAACTACGAGGGAGACCTTGATGCGCTCGATCCCATCCCAATCACTGGTTCGTACCAGGAGATGCTTATCTTTGGTGCATTAGCTCTCGCTCACTACGCTGGTATTGAGGTAAGCATGGATGCTCTAAACAAGCAACTTGGATTCCTCGCAGAAGCTACTGAGACAGGGGATAACACTCCTGCTTACAGAGTAAACTGTATCACTGGGGAGAACCTAAGCTTTGCTTACGAAAAAGGATACACGATGAGTTATTATGGATGTATCCTAAGCTTGTTGTTTGATCTTCCTGTCTCTGACGCTTGGAAAGGCGTTCACTATGCGGAGATCTTCGGTGGAGACAAGAGCGTAGCTGAGAGGCTACACGCCCTCAATCCATATGGTAAACCACTTAACGAGCGTAACTTTGTTGGCCTAAGAGCTTTGACCGAACGAGAAGACTTCCCCTACTAAAAAAGAAAGAATAGCAGGGACCAAAAAGTCAAACGTTTCTATAATAAGGCATGGATAATGCAGTATTAAACAGACTTAAGAACGCAGGACTACTCTCGGAACAGACTCCTGATATGGGATTTGTTTCGACGGGTAGCTTTGCTCTTAACAAGGTTATTTCTGGTGACTACACCAAAGGCATCCCCATTGGAATGATTACTCAGTTCCATGGTGAAGCTTCGACTGCGAAGACAGTTTTCGCCACGCACATTCTTAAAGAGGCGCAAAAAAAAGGTTTTTACACCATGCTTGTTGACTCAGAGAATGCGTACAATTCTGAATTTGCAACTAGCTTGGGTCTTGACCCAAAAAAGCTTATTTATGCAGCACCCGAAACGCTTGAAGATTGTTTTCAGGTTATTGAAGACACAATCTTAGCTATTCGAGAAACCGATAAAGAAACACCCATTGTTGTGGCTTATGATTCGATTGCTGTTTCACCTTCCAAAGCGGAATATGAAGCAGAAAACTACGAAGGCAACAACATGCAAGGTGCAGTAAGAGCTAAATCAACTGGAGCTTGTTTGAGAAAGATAAATCCACTCATGCGAAAGCATCGGGTTGCTTTAGTAGTTGTCAACCAAATTAGAAACAAGGTCGGAATCGTTTACGGCAGCAACGAGACTGCCGCAGCAGGAGGTAAGGCTTTAGATTACTATCTAGGTGTCAATATAAAGACTATCTCGAATAAAACTAGCGATCTTTTGAAAGACGATAACAAACGGGTAATGGGTATTCAAGGAAGACTACGCAACACAAAGAATAAGGTTTCCATACCTTTCCGAGAGACCACCTTCAAACTAATGTTTGATGAAGGTCTAGATCCTTTTGACGGGGTTTTGGATTATCTAATGGAGGATGGTCTTGTTACTCGATCTGGGGCATGGTATACCATAGTCTCCAATAATGAGAAGTTTCAAAGAAAAGAGCTAGAAAATATTCAGACTGACCCAAAATTTGAAGAAATACGCAACCTTCTTGGGTTGGGGTGACTATATATGGTATGAAAAATATCCCAACTCATATCAAATGTGGTAAATGCTTAGAAGTAAAAAGCTCTGATGAGTTTCATAACAATGCTTACAGGCATAATGGTAAAGCATATGCCTGTAAGCATTGTGACAACGAAAGAAAAAAGGCATACGCCAAAACCGAGAAGGGTAAAGAAGGAACTCGGCGTAGGTCCAAAAGGCATCGGGAAAAGAATCCTGATTCCTGCCGTGAGGCTACACTAAAAAACAAGGCCAAAAAGAGGGCTTTGATACATGAAAAGAAATCTGGTGGTTGTATAGTGTGTGGGTACAATCGCTGTCCAGAAGCCTTAGATTTGCATCACCTCGATGAATCAACCAAAGAGGGGACTCTGGCTGACATGCTCCACGCATCGGGTATAAAGAGACTTGAAGAAGAAATCAAAAAGTGCGTTGTTCTCTGCGCCAATTGCCACAGAGAGCACCATGCAGGGCTCTTGGACCTGTGACTTCGCAAATTTTTTGGACTTTCTCCTTGCAAGTAATCAGCGAACAGGGTATAATAGGGCGACCGATGGAGGTAGTACGACATGGATGACAAGTTTTACGAAGAGTTGAGCCAACTCATTAATGGTGCGTTTGACGCTACCTTCGGTCGAACATCTACCCCTAACAAAGAGGAAAAACCAATGGTTACTATCAAGAACGAAGAACTTATCCGCCAGTACGCTCCCGCTGCTTTCGCAGAGGCTCCTGAAGAGGGTCGAGTGTCTGATCGTTACACTTTCCTTCCTACCACGGAGATCCTTTCCATCCTACAGGATGAGGGTTGGACCGCATGGAAGGCCCAGCAGGTTCAAGCTCGCAAGTGGAGCAAGGACCACGCCAAGCACATTATCCGTCTTCGCCACGAAGACATGAACATGGATAGATTTGGTGTCGGTGACAGCTTCCCTGAGATGCTGCTTATCAATGCTCACAACGGTCTCGGGGGCTACACTCTTCAAGGTGGAATCTACCGTATGATTTGCTCGAACGGAATGGTGATCTCTGAAGAGGACTTTGGTAAGATTCACATTCGCCACATCGGCTTTGAGCCTGAGCAGGTTCAGGAAGCTTCTCGCCAGCTTATCATGAACTCGTCCCGAATTGCGGACAAGATCGGTAGCTGGCAGGAGACCACGCTTTCTGACCGTAGCCGACAGGACTTCTTTGCTGACGCTGCTCGCCTTCGGTGGGATAACCCTGATGACGGACTGATTCGTGATGTCGCTACCCCTCGCCGTGAGGCTGATAAGGGTAACGACCTCTGGCGTGTTTTTAATGTTAGTCAAGAAAACCTTCTGCGAGGAGGCTTCCGTAATGGATCGACTAACCGAATGGTGCGTCCTATCACTAACATTCAAAAAGATGTCAATTTGAACCAAAAACTGTGGGAGCTTGCCTCTACATACAGTGAGGGCATTGCTCTCAACTAATTCCTTGAGGGAGGGGTGTTTCCCCCGTCCACTCCTCCCTCGTTTTATTATTATGTTAGAAGACGATTACAGAGAACCTTTGATGATTGACGAGTGCGGCTTGTACATTACAATCGCACAGATGGGATTCTTCCTCAACAGGAAAAACGGTGAGAGCTTGATGAATGCCGCTTCACCTGAATTCTTAAAGTATTACAATAACTGTTGTTTATACAATCTTGTGTATGATATGATGGAGGAAGATCCCAAATGTGGTAAGATGTATTGGGACACTAAAACTGAGTCTGTTGCGATTGCTTTTCCTATGAACGGAAAGATTGCTAAGGCTCTAGCAACTGTATCTCTTCACCTAGCAGAAATAGAGGATGAAGAGGATAGTGACGAATTTGATTCTTTTGATTGATATGGGAAGAACATTCCGAAGAGATGATGATCATAACTTTGGTCGTACCAAAAAAAAGAACTTGCGTGCCAAGAAAAATAAACCTGGCAAAGTGAAGAAGAGTTTTACGGATAGGAACTATAATGAGCTAGAGAGCTATGAAGACCGTTATGATGACGGTGGCTTTGAAAAGTTCACTTATGGAAAACGTAAAGGTAAATAACCCAGAACCAACGTATATCACCGCAAAGGATGTTCTTACGCCAGAGTGTGCTAAGACACTGATGCAACTTGTTGATGAACGGGGGAAGCGGTCTGAGTGGTCCTACAATCCTTGGTGCGTAGAATTCCAGATCGCTAACCCATTCTCACAAGTTAGATCAAAGAATGACGAGAAGATCATCTCCGTCCTGCCTGAGTTGTTTGGCATTGGAGAGAGCTTCTTGCGCCATATAAACTGGAACTTCCACAATAATGTTTGTGAGTTAGTTACAGGGCATCATGGTTTTTGGGTATTGCGGTATGATGAGGATGGATTCTTCGATCTACATTGTGATTGGGATTCTGGTCCAAACGGTATTCGTCCACCTATCGTAGCCACAGTGGCTATCCTACTAAACGACGACTTCGAAGGTGGCAAGACGGTGTTGTTTGACTCCACAAGTACACCGACTATGATAGAGCAACAGGAGCCGTTGTCTGCGCTCGTATGGGACGGGTTTACACAGCATAAAGTAGAAACTGTGATATCGGGCAGCAGATACGCTCTTGTTATACATTACACAGGAACAATCAAATGAAGTGGATTTGGAAAGACAAAGTATCACAAGAGAAAACCAAACTTGATTTCTCTGCCAAGAACAGACGCAAAGATGTAGTCACCAGGACCATCAAGGTTCACCTTGAACTTAAGATGGAGTACCCTGAGAGCATGGACATCGTGCAAGCAATTCGTGATACCAAAACATCATTCGATCTACCTCTGGGAATTGATATGAAAGATGCTCACCTTTCTAACATCGAAATCCTTGGAGTCGAAGATGTTTGATGATTACGATGTTTTGCCCTGGAAACCCTTTGGATTAGAACTTACCTATGGGGAGTGGGATGAACTTGTTACATGGTATGTGCAAAAAAAGATCTCTGAGATACTAGATACTAAGGAGGACCAGGACAATGCCATCGAACTACATCCCTAAAAACTCCTTACTCGGCCCCACACGGGTGCAGAGGATTGCTAAAAAGCTGATTGATGAGGCTGGAGAGGATCGCAAATTAGCTCTCGAAGCCCATAGATTTTTCAGAAACATGGTTGATGAGAACCCACAAGACTCAACTGCTAAGAGTCTTATGGTTGATTCATTGAAGGTTGCCCAGGCATCTAAAAACAATGTAATCAAAATCCTCAACCTTGTCGTTAAAATGGAAGAGACCAAAGATGAGAATATCACTAAGGCTTCCAAAGGATCCGAAAACTCTGTATTCAGCGAATTAGACAATCTACTAAATGAGTAACCGTAAAACCTATCGTGTTGTTTGCCCAGAACTGAACGCAGTTCTTTACGTTAAAGGCTATTCCGTTGAGGAAGAGCACAAACTGTACACTTCACTCCGTAAGAAGATTCAAGATTCTGAAACTCCTATCAAGATTGATGAGTACAAAACTTTTATTGTTCGTAAGTTCATCGCTGACGTAGATGGATTCTTTAACCTGTTCCCTGACGATGATGTCGAGGAAATGATTGAAGGTGTGGATGCAGCTTACGAAGCCATTGTTACGTTGTATCCCCCATTCTCTCTAGACTTTATTTGTACTGATCTTAATAGCGAAACCTTCTTCTCTGGAATCGAGAAGAGGATGCTCAACAAGCTCAGGGAGCAGATCACTGGGAAGCAGCAGAAGGTCGCCACTGAGGGCTCTGTGGCTCTCTCCTCGCTTGAGGAGCTACAACAGCTTGAAGAGCACTTCGGGGAGAACATCGTGGGACAGAAGGACGCTATACGCGCTCTCATGCGTTCGCTCAAGCTGATGGCTTCGGGTCTCGCTAACCACTCGTCGTTCTTATTCGTCGGGCCAACTGGTGTAGGCAAGACCCAAATTGCTAAACTGCTTGGTGATAAGTTCAGTGGTAATTTCTACAAGGTAAACTGTGCCGAGTATGCTGGAGGCCATGAGTACGCAAAGCTAATCGGTTCCCCTCCAGGATATGTTGGGCACTCTGAGAAGTCTTTGCTGGCTGAGAAAGCAGAGCAGTCTAACGCTTGGGTGTTCTTGTTTGACGAGATCGAGAAAGCACACCACAAGCTGTACGATTTCCTGTTGAGTCTATTGGATGATGGCACTTGTACGGATAACATGGGTCAGGTTCTAGACTTCACGCAGTCGATCTTTATCTTTACTTCTAACCAGGGAGTGGGTGAGATTAAGCGTGATTCCGTGGGCTTTAACCCTGGTCAGGATGAGGTAGAAGAGAAGGTAACTGATAGTGTAATTCGTAATTCCGTCAAGCGTCACTTTAGTCCTGAGTTCTTGAACAGGATTGATGAGGTTGTTGTGTTCAAATCTTTGACCCGCAACGACGTTAGGAAGATTGCCGAAATACAACTGGATGAGCTACCTATCAAAGCTACGAAGTCCTTGGTTGATTTTGTTGCCGAGAAAGGATACTCACAGGAGTATGGAGCCAGGAACATTCAAAGGTTCATCAAGAATAATGTTTCTGATAAGATAGCCGACGCCATCTTGCGTCGTTTGGTGCCCAAGAAGGACGGTGAGTATTACACACCTAGAGTTGTAGAGGGGCAAGTGAAGATCGTTGACACCAAAAAATTTAACGTGTCTTCGACTTGAGAACTGAGCAGGCAAGGCTATAATGAGTAGGTTAGATGAGCCTGAGGTAACGACGGCCGACAGACGCAACTGCCTGAATATGGTCCCGTGACCTCCCGCGCGTCTTATAAGCGTGTCCGCTAAAATGGGGGGCGGTAGCGGACAGGTTCAACTCCTGGCGGGACTACCAATCACTTCGAGTGTAGCTCTCTATGACAATTAGCGCATACCAAGATACACTTGTCTAGTTCTTCTTTGAGGGTTTCCCACTTTCTACAGTGAGAGCCTGAAATATTGAAATCTTTGGTAGACTCGTCCAGGTGGTGGAAGTCTAGTGCTACGAGGCATTTCTTGTAGCCACACTTTTGACACTCGCCTCCTTTGTAGTCTACAGCTTTCTGCTTCAGTGAATGCCTTCTAGCATTCACATGGCAGGAGTTACAAACCTTCTTGGTGTGTCCTGCTGATCTTTTATACTCGAACTTTCTTGCACATTTTTCGCATGTATTCATATGTAAGAGCCTCCTATGCTCTATCATATATAGTTACCAACAACCAACAAACAACTTACAGGAGAAATCATGAACGAACTAGCAGAAAAATACCTTTCGCAGGCTCTCGAAGGAGCAGAGCAAGCAACCCAACAAATTGATCAAGCAATCGCCCAACTTGAAGCACAACTAGAAAAGATGCAGGAGCAACGCTCCGAAGTGGGAGAAGCCGTTTCTGATCTAAAGTCTGTCCTTGGTTTGGAGGAAGAGGATGTCGATCAAGACTCGCAAGAGTAATCGAATTAAGTTTGGGATGTTTCACTCTGAGTCGGATGCAAAAGCAGTCTGCGACAAGCAAGCTAAACAACCCAATTTTGCTAACTCTAAGTTCTACACCATCAAAATCAAACGAGGTAAAGAAGGACAAAAGCCTTGGTTGGCATATTGTCTGACTCCCTTGAGTAACTAATTTTTGAGGCAGGATTTAGAGACATCTCTTCGTTCTTCATGATTGGCTCAATCCATAAGACCTCTTTTTACAAGCCTGGATGGTGGAATTGGTATACACATCAGACTTAGTTCTTTTTTAAATTTGAGTGCCTTTAGGGGAAACCCTTTAGGTAGAACCTTTCAAATTCGGGGAAGCCTTTAGCATGGTAATCCCGAGCCAAGCTCAATACGAGCCCTTATTCTTACCTCGATAGGTAGGAGTAAGAGCATGGCAGTTTGGACAAAGCAAGGTAAGGTTATCAAGAGTGTTATTTTGATGGTTTCCATCAATGTGTTCTAACTCTAATGGGATGGGGTTTCCTAACCATTCAGACTGTTCACAGTTATAACACTTAGCTTCAAAGAAGTTTTCTTTTAGTAATCTCTGTCGAAGACGATGAGAACTACAGGAATACTTGTTCGAAAGATAATCTTCAATTGGTCTTTTGGGACCAAACTTCTTGCTTTTGTTCCAACCCTGCCCTTTGAGATGGGAAGTATCAAGGTTGAAGTGAGCAATCGCTTTTCTTAGAGTTTCGTAATTACCTCCTGCTGGAGTAACACCTAACTTATTAAGAATCTGGCGATAAGAGATGCTAGTTGCTAAAGCATCTTTCAGTTCTTCTAATGTATATTTTCTTAGTTTCATAGCTTATTGAGAAGGTGTAGAGACTTGACGGAAGGCACCTTAGTAATATGGTGAAGAGAAAGTCCAGACCACAAATGCCTTTACTATTATATAGTATGGTCAGCAACGAAAGTTGTAGTTGGTAAGAAAATCTGACGCCGCGAGGCATACGGGTTCGACTCCCGTTCTAGGCACCAAAAACATTCCTCGATAGCTCAGTTGGTAGAGCATCTGGCTGTTAACCAGAGTGTCGCAAGTTCGAGCCTTGCTCGGGGAGCCACCTTACAACAAGCACCCATAGCTCAATTGGATATGAATAAAGAAACATATAAAGAAGAACGCGACCAGCTTCTAAGGGATAAAATAAGACTCTTAGAAGAGTTATCTTCTATGTGTGAAGAAGCCTGTTATGGGGATGCTATTCGACAAGAACTAGAAGAAACACGGAAGAGATTGGTAAGGGATTGAGGTTCGATTCCAAGAATACCCACCAAAAATCATAGAGGGGTTTAACTCTGCATGTTAATTAAAGAGGGGACTCTCGATTCTCCGCCCCGATGTACAAAATCCTGGTGAGTAACGAGAAACGCTCGCTGTTACAATAAAAAGGCAGAGCGGCCTTACCCAGGTACTTACAACATGGAAGGCACCCATAGCTCAACTGGATAGAGCGACGGACTTCTAATCCGTAGGTTTCAGGTTCGAGTCCTGATGGGTGTGCCATCAAAAAGAGAGTATAGCTTGAAGAATCACTATCGAAGTATTTTTATCTCCGACACTCATCTGGGCAATAAAAATTGTCAAGCTGAAAAACTATTGAGCCTCTTGAAGAGTGTAGAGTGCGATAGACTTTACCTCGTTGGTGATATCATTGATGTGTGGTCAATGCAGGCTAGTAAACTTCATTGGACTCAGCCACAAAGCGAGATTATTCGCAGAGTGCTTAAGATGTCCAGGAACACAGAGATTTACTATGTTGTTGGCAACCACGACGCAATCGTAAGACCTTTCTTGCCTATTGACATGGGCAACATCAAGATCGTAAATGAAGCAATACACACTACAGCGCGTGGTAGAAAGCTTCTTGTTACGCACGGAGACATCTTTGATCCTTTTGTGGTTCGTTACGAGTGGATCTCTAAGCTTGGAGCTAAGGTATACGATCTGCTGATCAATGCTAACAGTTCTATTAACTGGGTCAGAAGGATCTTTGGTCTAAAATACTGGTCTCTGTCTAAATACATCAAGTACAGGTCAAAACGAATCACGAACGTCATTGACAACTTTGAAAACCTTTTGGTTGATTACGGCAAGCAAAATGGATACGATGGTGTTGTTGCGGGTCACATTCATACTCCAGACGTAAATAACGCCAAAGGATACTATAACTGTGGTGATTGGGTAGAAACCTGCTCTTGGCTATCAGAAGACGATTACGGAAATATAAAACTGAACTACTTCTGATGATAGATCAAATTAGGAAACTAGAAGACAACTGGGAGACAGTCCTAGAAGAATACAACTCGATCAAAAGCACCGAGAAGTATTTTGAGAGAGATTTGTATGTTGGGGATTGGGATGTCTACCCCTTCTTGTTTTTTGGCAGGCCGTTCCCCGAAAACCAATCAGCCTGCTCCAAGACTTGGGATATGCTAAAAGCGATCCCTGGATTGACAACCGCGAGCTTTTCGATCCTAACTCCACACACTGAGATCTTTCCTCATACAGGATTTACCTCAGAGGTAATAAGATACCACTTAGGCTTGGAGATTCCAGACAACTGTGCTATAACAGTAGAGGGGAGAGAGTTTAAGTGGCAACAAGGAAAGATATTTAAATTCGATGACACAAAAGAACACTCAGCCTACAACAGAAGCGAGCGAGACAGAGTTGTCCTGCTCTTCGATGTTAGAAAAGATCAATGAATATGCTTCAAGCCAACTTCAGCGTTGGTGCGAAGTTTACGACTACGATCAACATACTGATTCGGGCAAATCCCTCAAAGCTCATGCAGATGCCTGTATTTCTGCATACACTGAACTACTATCCTTTTTAAGAGAGTTAGAGAAAGACCTTGAAGAAAGACTGTGACGGAACCTATGAAAGTATTGGATGGAATGTTGGAGAACTTGTCTCAGCTAAACAACGTGCTTATGGCGATTCTTTCGGACGAAGTGGAGAATGCCTTCGTCAAATGTTTCCCAATGGCATCAAGCCAGAGCAATATGATGACCTTCTCACCATCGCTAGGATTCTAGACAAACTATTTAGAATTGCCAACGACAAGAATGCCTTCGATGAAAACCCTTGGCAAGACATTTGTGGATACTCTTTGCTAGGAATGAAGCGCCATGCTGAACACAACGATTCCTGAGTTTTACTGCCTAGCTAGAAAAGAGTTCTTTTACAATCAAGAGAAAGGGCATGGTGAGTTTGTGCCTGTCATGCTTTTCGGTGCAAGATCACGCGGAGGCAGAGTGCTAGAGTTTCATGCCATGACAGATTCGGGTATGCAATTCTTAGGATTGCCTCCACACGCGATCTGCCATAAGCCTTGCAAAAAACCTCTGATCCAAGACTCCCAACTCTGGGACTGTTTCGGTGATGAAGTTACTGTGGAGAAGTTTGATTATCTTGAGGGGATGCGGTGCAAGTACAGACGAGAAAGTGATGGCAAATGGCTTTCGGGTAGGTACATGATGACCTTCGACTGGACGGGTAATGCATTCTCTGATGATCCTTCACAGCGTAAGAATGGTCATCTTATCGAGCTAGATTCTGGCAACTACACAATTCAACCAAACAACAGGACTTTATGGTTCGATCCTTCTTGGACCACGAACGAGCCTGATCTAGATTGGAAAGTAAACGAGCATGTGTGGTCATCAGAAAACCAACATGCTCGTCACAAGGAAAACAAGTTCTTCTACGATTAGACCCCTCGATCGTAAAGATCTTGTCTTAGCGTATTGAATGGGGTGATGTTGCCGTAGTTTAGTTCAATCGTTACCTCACCTTCATGTGATGAATTCTTGGGGTGGTCTTCTAAACGAATGTTAACGCTGTCCATAATTTCACCGTTATCACATTTAAACTCGACCACCCCAGGATTCGCGTTATCAGCAAAAACCACTTGACCGTAAATACCCGAAACATTACCCGCTGCAATATCGTCTGTGGTAATTTCGTTAGCGATATGTGAGTGTGTTGTCATGCTAAATGCTGTATGCGAAGTAGGTCCGCTAGGCTCAACCCATACCACAGCATGATCTTTTGGCTCGCTTTGGTAATCGTAGTAAATTGCTACTCTAGCATAGTTGCACTTGATTCTAGCTCCATTAGAATCCACGAAAGGGAATCCAGAAGCATCACCATCCATGGTTATTGAAGATACAGCATAACCATAGGTTCTTTCGCCGTCAGTCAGATTTAAAGATAGACCAGCCATTTAGCAATTCCACTTACGAAGTGCCTTGTTAATCCGTGAATCAGGATCATTCGCAGTCTTGGCACTCGTAAGTCTTTTCTTCATTCCACCCATGCGAGCACAGAAGGATTTTCTACGACTGGCTGCCTTCGATCCCTTCTTTAGTTTACTGGGTTTAGTCGTAACAGCAGTCTTTAATTTTGATCCTGGATTGGCTGCTCTGTATCTAGCAACACCTTTTGCTGTAAGACCTCCTGCTTCGGATTTATCACCACTCTTTACAGAGAAGTTCTTTGGCATGGTGCCCTTCTTTCCTTCTGCAATAGCGAATGCCATGGTAGCATAAGTGTTGATGATGGACTCGTTCTTATTTTTGCTTTTGTTACCCCAGTTAGCAGCACCAACCTTTCTACACTTTACGAGCGCACCAGAAGCATAAGCTGAGGGCCAAACACTGTAGCGGGACTTGACCTTGTTGTAGCAAGCGTCTTTCTTTTCATTAATCATTTTGATTTTCTTTTTGGTTTATCAGTAGAAACATATGTGGGCTTTGCTGCGCCTGTTTTTTGTGGTTGGCCTGGATCAGCCTTACGCTTTCTTCTTTGTGCGGACTCGCGTTCGGACTTAGACATGGACGCTCTCTTTGCAGAGGACACACACTTTGGAGTAGTCTTTTGTCCAGGCTGACGAGCGCAAGGTTTACCCGACACTACTTGTACCCAACCAGGCTTGCCACCCTTTGAACGAGAATTCTTAAACCAGGCATGGAGTCCTTCTTCACGAAGTTTCTCCATACTCTCTCTGAGCTTGGCTTTCTTTTTTACGCAGTTGGGATAACGCTTACCAAACATGGTCTTCATGCCCTTCTTTTCGTACCCAGCCCAGCACTTCTCGGCTAACATATTTTTAAGTTTTTCTCGCTTATCCATTGACATTTAGCACTCCGTCTGGTATTATATACCCTATTCAGTAAGTAATTTAGAGTAATAACTAACTAATTCTCGCAGCTCACATGAACATTTTCTACCTTGACTCCGACCCGAAACTTGCCGCCAAGTACCATTGTGATAAACACCAAAAAATGATCTTGGAATCTGCCCAACTTTTGTCTACAGCGCATCGTGAGACTGGTTCACCTTGGGCTGATCAAGTTTATAAGTCTACTCACAAACAACACCCTTCGAGTCTTTGGACGCGAGCCAGCCAGGATCACTATAGTTGGCTTTTTGAACTATTCAGAGAGCTTACCAACGAGTTCCACAACCGTCGAGGCAAGACACACGCATCATGGACCAAGCTAGGTCATATCCTCTGCCACAACCCCCCTGGGTTGCCTTGTGCTGGCTTCGAGCCCCCTCCCCTATGTATGCCCGACCAGTACAAGCAGGAAGACGCTGTGGAGGCTTACAGGGCCTATTACAGAGGCGACAAGGCCAGCTTCGCCAAATGGGACTGGCCGACTGCTCAGACCCCTAGCTGGTGGGATTTTCCCAAGTTTTCTCAAGTCGGGGCTTGACATCTGCCGATAATACAGTATAATACTCCCTATGAGCTACAAACAAAGCAAAGATCTTCAGAGTATTTGTCGATACGTTGAGTACGTTCGTGATACGCTTAATCGTAAATCTAACTCCCTAAACTCTTCGTGGTGTAAACTTCAGCCAATGGCTACTGAAGAACGCTGGGGTTATGATTCTGTCAAAGAGACTGATCTGGATCCTGTTTTCCAGGAGCTTTTTGATTCCATGGATGAACTCGCTAATGTGTTTACTGTTCTTGAATCTAAGATTACTGATTATATTAATCATCAATATCGCTGATAAATTATCAAATGAAGAAAGCCTTACTGACGACACTATTCCTTCTTAGTTCTTGTATTGAGAGTAGGCGTGTAATTGACATAGAACAAGAACATGCTCGAATTCAACAAGAGATTGAACTTTACCGAGTAAATCAAGCAGAACAAAGAGAGCAGGCTTTCTTCGATACTCTTCGAGAGTTTTCTGGGGAAGAGTTTAATGAGCCTAACGTTAAGTTATTCTTTTGGGAAAATTATGGTTCTTATTCTAAATTTGAGCCTGATCGGGGAATGACTACTTATAGTTTCTTGAATAGGTTGGATTCAGATACTCCCCCTAAAGCTGTTCGTGAGTATGTCCATTTTTGGCTTTTGATCCAAAATCCTAAACTACGCAATACTACCGCTGAAATTATTTGGAGAAACTACCGAGCTAAGGTCCTATGAGTAAGTATATTGTATTTGATAAGTATTTAGTTTCTGATTGTGAGTATGAAGCTGATTACGAAGTAGCAAAATCAGTAATTGAGGTTTTAGAGGACGAAGTTTGCGAGCTATCTAAACAAGAGATTGTTTCCCTTTCTAGAGCTGGGTATGTAGTTGTTCGGCTGGTCCCTAAAACTTCGGTTAAAATCTTATTGGATAATATCAGGGAGGGTGAGAAGAAAAAGAAAGCCGCCGCAGAAAAAGCTAAGAAGGCTAGGGAAGAAAAGAAGCGCCTACGTTTGGCTCAAGAGAAAAAACTCAAGGAAGAACAAGAGCGAAAACTTTTGAAGGAATTACAAGACAAGTACAGTTAAATAAGCACCTCCTGTATCACACTCCAACTAGAATAACACTATGAGACACTCTCCTTGGGCTAAAGGTAATTCCTACAACTGTGGTGATTGGGTAGAAAGCTTTTCTTATTTGGCAGAAGACAGTGAAGGAGAAATCACGCTTCACTATTATAAGCAGTAAAAGGAAACACTTATGTCTTGGTTCTCATTAACTTCTATTGTAGACGCATTATCCGTCTTATCCCCGATTAGATTTGCTACTGTTCACGATAATGAGCATGGAATCCTTTTCCGCTTCGGAAAAGTAAAGAAGGTTATTAACTCCAGTAATGGATTATTTGGAACAGGGGTCCATGCCTATTTCGGCTGGTGGTTAGGGAGTGTCGATACTCTTCCTTGCTCAGAGCAAACTATGGAGACTGAATATCAATCAGTAGAAACTATTGATGGTAAGTCTCTAACTGTAACTTGCTCTATCAATTACAAAGTAGTGGACCCACAAGCTGCTCTAATTAACGTGAACGATTACGTAGGCAGCATGATGGATGTTATTTGTGGAGTTATTGCTAGTGATATCGGAGTTAAAAGATTCACTGAGCTTAATACTAAACGAGGAGCTATCCTTTCTGAGATTACAGCAAGTCTAGAAGCTTGTATGGATCGTTGGGGTATTGAAGTACTGAGTGTAGAATATAATAACTTCACTACTGCTCCTGCTTATCGCCTAATGGCTGACCCTTTTGGAATTAGCAACTAAACATTATGAATAAATATCAAGAACTTGGAAATCAGGTAGGGGAACTTGTAGGCCACAAACAAGAGGCTTATGGTGATGCTTTTAATAAGGCTGGAAGATGCTTAGAGCAGCTATTCCCTGATGGTATAAAAAAAGAACAATACACAGATTTACTATGTATTGTTCGGATTTTAGATAAGCTCTTTAGGGTTGCTAATGGTGAGCCTGGAGGATTGCAAGATTGCCATGTGGATCAGGCAATTAAATCCTTAAACAATGTGTGATTGACCGAGCGGTCTAAGGTCCTAGATTGCAAATCTAAGGGGAGAAATCCACGCAGGTTCGAATCCTGCATCACACTCCAACTATAATTATATTATGACACAACAAGAAAATAAAGATCACCATTTTTCCCAAGTTTTCTCAAGTTGAGGCTTGACATCTGCCGATAATATGGTATAATATCCCCATGAAAGCACGACAAATCGTACAACAGTTGGACCACTTCAACGATGTCACTCTGGAGATCCTGGAGCTTATTGACATCTGGCGTACTGCCAAGCACCCTGAGCTAATTGAGGCCGTCAAGGAGGCTCACGAAAAGCTCGACAGAATGCGGCAAGAGAGCTGTGACCTGGCTGACACAATCGACTACCAAATTAGTGAAACCTTGATGTAGACGGAGAAACTCTGATATGGGACTTGATATGAATGTTTACCACACGAACGGTGTGGAGCTTACTGAAGAGAACTTCGAAGAGCATTGCATGGGTCAGTGGGACGACTTTTACTGGCGCAAGGCTAACGCTATTCACGGTTGGTTTGTTGATACTGTCCAAGGTGGCAAAGATGAATGTCAAATCACTGAGATCAACTGGCCTGACCTTTTGAACCTGAAGAGTCTGTGTCTTGCTGCTCTGAAATATCCTTCTGACGCAGCTAGTGTTCTTCCTATTCGTCGAGGTTTCTTCTTCGGGCCCTACGACTACGGCGAGTATTACATGGAAGCCCTCAGGGCTACGATTGGGTACATTGAAAAGATGCAGGAGATGAAGAAGGAGAATCCCCAGACCCGATTCTTCTACAACGCAAGTTGGTGATAGAACTATGAAAATATTGAACGACATGAAGGGCAACATTGACGGTAAAGTAATTCTTTCCCGACTGGATTGCCGTAGACTACACTCTGCTATTTTCTACTTTCTTAAAGAAGAGCCTTCGGATGAAGAAGCAGAGGGACTTCGTAAACTACAGGCTCAACTAAAAGCAATGATTCAGGAATTAGGTTGACCCAGGGACCTGATCCTGGTATAATACACGCATGAATGACAAGCAGACAACCGATTTTGATCATGGTGTTCAGGTAGGGCGTTTACACCCTTTTGATAAATTATCGTAGGCCCACAGAGGTTGTAGATTCTGATAGTGAAACAAGGGAATCAATTCCTCTAGGGATTTAGCCGATGATAAAGGGACAATATGATCTACATGCCATTCACCATAATTGTCCCAACCCATGCCGTCTACAAATTGGTTTTCCAGATGTGCTTTGAGATCACTCCAAGTACATCCAAGGTAAGCCCCTGTGTGGTGCTCTTTTCCTTCTTGAATAAGCTCCCTGATCCTAGCCCGACAACTGTTCTTCACCCTGTTCAAGGGTTTCCTTCGGTATTCCTTTTGGTATTCCTGTTGTCTTTTGGATGTTTTTCGTTGGGCTAGGATCTTTTCTTTATTTTCATAATAATATTTCCGAGATTTTGCTTGCCTTTCCTCTCTGTTTGCGGTATAATTGGCGCGTGAGGTTGAGGCAGTCTTCTCTGGGTTCTCGACCCGATATTTCTTCACTACAGCCCTCTTACAGGCTTTACAGGATGGGTAGCCAGAGTAGAACTCGGACTCGTCTTTCTCCACACCACACTTAGTACACTTCTTCATACAAGTATATATGCTGGAACGTAAAGAAAACTGGAACGAAAAAGCTGATTTTTATGACCATATGGAGAGCAAGTATGGTAAGCTCATGCATAAGATCAGTCATTGGATTTCTGGTGATATCGCTATCACTTCTCACGATGATAATGTTCAAGAGCTTTGGCTGGTAGCGTACACCACTATGGAAACATTTAGCCGCTTGAACCTAGAGCAGTACCCAAATGGGTTTGAGGACTACAAGGACACCAAACATTGGGACAAGTACATCAAAACCGCGCTTTGGAATAACAAGAATTCTCGCGGAGCAAAGATCACCAAGAAGTTTAACATCACCCGTAACACCGTTGACATTGTAGACAACGAGGAAGTGCTACAGAAAGAGGATCCTTCTGTGGCTTGCTCTGACACTGATATCTTCCTTGAGGAGATTCAGCCCATGCTCACTGACGATCAGCGAGTGCTTGTGCGTTCGATCCTAGAGGACCCTACATATATCAAGCCTTCGGGCAAGGTAAACATCAACGCTCTAGCCAAGAACACAGGCAAGACCTGGAATGATGTGAGCATCCTTCTCAAAGACCTTGGGCGACGAATCGGTAACGAACTATGAAACAGTACAAAACAGTATATCTCAGTGGTAGTATTTCTGGCCGCATCCAAGGGATCGCAGAGTTCCACTTCAAAGCAGTCCAGCGTTGGATCGAGGAGCAGACAGGCGCTTATGTCTACAACCCAATGGAGTTTAAGGAGCGTGATTGCTGGGAGGATTACATGCGAGACGGTATCTCAGCTTTGATGGACTCTGATGCTATCCTGATGCTGGATGGTTGGCAAGAGAGCAGGGGTGCTTCTCTGGAGAGGCATATCGCTCTTGAACTCAAGATTCCTGTCTTCTACGAACACACTACGCCATGGGTTTCTTCAGAAAACTAATTTACGCAACCATAATCCCTCAAGATGTGAGGGAAGCAATCAAGATTGACGAGCTAAAGAAACTCAACGAACAAAAAGAAAAGGACAAGAAGAAGAAATGAGCGACAAAACTTATGACCTCCTGAACACTTTCATTGTGACCCTTGGCATTTTAGGCTTCTCCTGGATCGCACTAAACGCGGTGGATAAGGCTGCTGCTCGTAAGCACTCCGAGGAGATCTATCGTCTGGAGATCAAGGAGATTGAAGCCAACGCTCGCATGAAACTGTCTGACATGATCATTGATCTGAACGAAACCATTTTGAGCTTGAAGGAGCAACTGTAAAAGAATGAGCACTTACGATTTCAAAGACGGTAACGGTCCTGTCCCTGCTCATCAACACACTAACCCTGATGGTTCTGTCGGTGGCTGGGTAGCTGATACTGCCACCGTCGCTGATACTGCCTACATCGGTCGTGATGCCAAGGTGTCTGGTGATGCCTTGGTGTATGATAATGCCTGGGTGTTTGATGATGCCTTGGTGTATGGTAATGCCAAGGTGTATGGTGATGCCAAGGTGTATGGTAATGCCTTGGTGTATGATAATGCCTGGGTGTTTGATGATGCCTTGGTGTATGGTAATGCCAAGGTGTATGGTGATGCCAAGGTGTATGGTAATGCTGAGGTTTTTGGTAATGCCAAGGTGTTTGGTAATGCCTTGGTGTATGATAATGCCTGGGTGTTTGATGATGCCTTGGTGTATGGTAATGCCAAGGTGTATGGTAATGCCAAGGTGTGCGGTCATGCCTGGGTGTTTGATGATTCTGTATTGAGTACAGGAACCCACAAGGAATAACGATGAACAAGAAAGAAGTTATCAAGAGCCTGGAATCCATTATCGAGGCTTTGAGTGCTGAGGAGCAAGAAGAAATCACTACCTTTGATTTTGGTAGTGGACCTGTTCCTGCTCATCAACACACTAACCCTGATGGGTCAATCGGTGGTTGGGTAGCGGATACAGCTAAAGTAGAACCTAATGTTTATATCGGCTCTAATGCTAGGGTTTTTGGCGAAGCTTGGGTTTATGGTAATGCTCAGGTTTATGGTGAAGCTTGGGTTTATGGTGAAGCTCGGGTTTGGGGTAAAGCCTGTGTGCTTGGTAATGCTCGGGTTTATGGTTATGCTGAGGTTTATGGTAATGCTTGGGCTTATGATAAAGCTCGGGTTTATGATAAAGCTCTAGTTTATGGTAATGCTGAGGTTTTTGGTAATGCCGAGGTTTATGGTACTGCCCAGGTTTCTGGTACTGCCCAGGTGTCTGGTTTTGCCAGGGTGTATGGTAATGCCTTGGTTTCTGGTAATGCTGAGGTTTGTGGTAATGCTGAGGTTTATGGTAATGCTCTAGTGTTTGGAGATGCTGGAGAGCATTACCATAGTGACTATAATGAGGACTAAGCAATGAAATACGAAGAGATCAAAGTCCACAAGATCAAGACAGCGGAAATGTATGTGAATGCCTGGTACATCATGCAGGAAGAATTCCCTGATCACAGGGACACAGATCTCTTGAGTGAATACGAGTGGATTCTAGTAGCCACAATCGAGCAGAACCAACCGCTGATCAGGGGAAAGAAACAAAAACTAATCGGCGTGATAACAGCGAACAAGTATATCCCAAAAAAAGCTCTACTGTGTGATATAGTAGTATCCCCAGGATATAGATCCAAAGGAGTAGGAATCAAGATGCTAAAAGAGATGGGCATCATGCTGAGACAACAAGGATATACTCACCTTATGGGATTCACACCTAAGAAGAATACAGAAGCTCTCAATACATACAAGAGAGTACACACACACCAAGAAGAAATGATCATTACCTCTAGTGAACTAGATGTAAGCATACCACACATCGAACAACTAGAAGCTAAACTAAAATACAGAGATAAGAGAACCAAGAGACAATCACGAAGGTAAAAGAGGTAGAAAAGAATAGAGAAAAAGGTACAAAAAAGGGTAGTACCAAAAAGTCAAAGTAGAGGCACCCCATATACCCACCCCCCTGAAAAGTAAACCAAAAAGTCAAAGTATTGAGTTTGAGTATACAAAATACTATACAGGGGACCAAAAAGTCAAATTAGGGGTTCTGAAAATAAGTTGTTTGCTTGACCCAAACTAAATTCCCACTTTCTCCCACATCCCCCCACTAAACTAAATTCTGTTTTTCTCCCACCCCACCGAACTAAATTTAGAACTAATTCGGTCCACACCGAATAAAAGTAAACCAAAAAGTCAAACCTGGAAATTGAAATAAATGCATTTTAAAGCACTTTAGTAGGAGCTAGACTCAAATAGTCTAATTTTAAAACCACCTATCACAACAAATTAGGATATGGTTTAAAAAACTCCTAAGGAATAAATCCAACTAGATAAGAAAAACCCTCTAGGCTATTTAAAGTCTAGAGGGTTTTTCTATTTAGTCTGAATTAAATTCAGCGAAGCATATCAGGACTTACTTTTACTGAAAAGCTTCCCAATCTTCTTCGTTATCGTAATCGTCGAACATATCGTCAAGCGCTTGACGATAATAGTCTGCGGTACTAATGCTCTGGAAAGTAGCATTCTCTCGCGTTGCAGTGTAGTAAACCGCTTCCCGATAAGAATCCACAACAAGGGTAGATCCATCCTCAAACCGAACCTCGAACTTTTTCATGCCCCTATTATACCTCACGTGGCCTAGAATTGCAAGAGAAACCCGTGGGAATTTTTTGGTTCCCGTCGTAAGTGGTTGTAAATAAAGGACTTATGGCGCGCCGCCGCCCGCAGGCCGATCCTAAACCCTTGGGGGATAAGCACTTAGGACCTCGCCCCTAGGGCCTAGAATCCTTGTAAAAAGGCGTCAGGGAGTTAGTGTAAGCTCGGACGGGGGAACATTCTTCGTCGCAATCGTTACACCAGTAAAAATCGTTGGCATAATTGTTTTCGATACCTTCCTCCCAACCGTTATCTTCGTTCATTTCCAGGAGAACAGAAAACTCCTGGAGAACGTTATCGCTACCGCATTGGCTACAAGTCCAGCTATCTTTTTTCATCAGTGAGAAAGGAATCGAACGGTTTTTTTAGCAGTCCAGCACAATCCACAATCGGCGCAGGACTTTGCTTTAGCAGTCTGTTCGGGACAATCGAAAGAAGAACCCTCGAAAGATTCTTCCGCAGCATAAAGCCAACCCGTAATGGTATCGGCTTCGAAGTTGCCAGAATGGCGAATAACACAACGCTCGGAAAAGCGGTTATTCAGGAGCCAGATAGCCTTGCCGATCTTAGTTTGATCCTGGCGAGCAGTATATCCGAAGATCGCAAGTTTAGGATATTCCAGCAACATCTCTTGCCAGAACTCGACATAATCGGTGGAGTAGAAGTCTCCGAGAACATGCAAACGAATAAGGATTCCGTCCTTATGTTTCGCCATTAGTTTGGCGATATCGTCGCGCAGCTTATCCTCTAAACCGTTCACGTTGTAACGGTGTGCGAAGGGCATATTGTTACCATAACAGTCTGCCCAATGGTGACAGCTAGTGGGGCAAGTTTCCCGTTCAGTAAGGGTAAGGGAGAAGATACGCTTTCCCTTGTGCCGACCTTTCGAGACTTTCCAACCGAGCTTCTTGTTGTTCGAGCCAGGCTTGAGAACGTGGAGAGTGTCCCAGACAGACTTGATGGACTTGAGGTAGCGCGTGGTCAGGAGAGTGTTAGTCATGCGTGTATTATACCCGACTTTGGGCCAATGTCAAGCCTGGGAAGAAGTTTTTTTTCGATCCTAAGTCCTTATCCCCCAAGGGTTTACGACCGCTTCGCGGGCGGCCGCGCCTGCCAATATGGCAGTCAAGGAAAAAAATGGTGGAGGCGCAGGGAATCGAACCCTGGTCTTAACTAGTTCCCGTGTAGGGTCTTAGCTAGTCGAACAACCATATCGCCCCCGAAGGGTGGCGGAGGGTAGCCCTTCTGCTGTGGCCCACTTACCTCCAGCATGAGACAGACCCTCCGCCGATCATTCACCGACCGCGACGGCCAAGGCCACCCTGGGTGGCGAGGTGAGCAGCAGAGGCACCGAGGCGCCGATCCCCGTCCATCGGGAGGAGACGCCGCAGAGATTTGTAAGCCTCAAGGCACTCCATCGCGTTGATGTTTGAGTTGGGATCATCGTAGAGGTCAGCGAAAAGCTCTCCAACTTGGACGGAGAGACCTTGAATCTTAGCCAACAGGGCGTCCTTGTTGAAATCTTTCATGGGTGTATTATACCGCAGGGAAGGGAGTTTGTCAAGGGGAAAAGGGAAGAAACCTAGTAGGCGTCGTCGCACCAATCGTCGCAATCGGGATCATCTTGCCAATCCTCACAGCCTTCCTCCTCGATGGCATAGAAGCCTTCCTCGATCATGCGGTAGAAGCTGTCGGCTTGCTCGTAGTAATCGTTTTCGTTTTCCATGCGTGTATTATACCAGAAGAAGGCTCGTTTGTCAAGGGGAATCAGAGAGAAAACGGAAGTTCGCAACCCTCGCGCTGCCAACGACTTGCAATGGCGCTCATGTGGTAGCTGGCAAGGGAATCGGGCATATCGAGCCCGTGGACGCGGTAGTCCGCACAGGCATCACGGTAGGGCATCCACAACAGCCCAAACCCATCGGCTTCAATGGCATCGAGGAGGCGAGAGAGCTTGCTGGGCAGGTGAGTCGTTTTCTTCATGTGTGTATTATACCACACTCTTGGGGGATTGCAGGCGTGTGGTGCGAAAAACTTTCTGCCCTAAGTCCTTGTCCCCCAAGGGTTTAGGACCGCTTCGCGGGCGGCGCGGATGCCCTAACCCTAGTATTGACAAGGGTTTAGGTTCACCCACTAAAAAATAGCACTCAACCGCTAAAAACTAGCGGTTGAGTGCATCCGAGACGCCCCTTGCAAAGAGCTTCTCGGCCTGCCTCGGCCCTAGCCGCCTCAGCCAGTTTAATAAATCACGCACCGCTCTAGACTATCGCGCGCGACCCGATAGTGTTGCGGTGTGGAGGAGCTACCTCCGCGTGTCCCCCAAAGGGTGGGGCTTTCGCCTCGCTACCCTTCGGGACGCTCTGGGCCTAGTCACCTATTTAGCCTCGCCCAGTCGAGGATGGGATTCACGCCCCCATGTAGCGGTGGTTCAATCCGCTCTTGGTCACGAACTGGCGGGAGTTGGCATAGTGCCGATTCCACGCGTGCTTGCAAGCGTTCAGCGTTCCCGTGTAGGTGTTTCGCTGTTCTTGTAGGTCGAAGATGGTGTAGACCGCATTTGCGGCGTTGCCCTTACCGACTCGAATCATGACCGCATTCTGGTTCGAACGCACGATGTTAGTGATGATGAAGTTGATCATTGTTTGATTTCTCCTATTGGAAATAAGGTTGGTGAACGAGCCCCCATTATACCATGGGGACCGTGTGCTGTCAAGCGTTGGCTTCGAAGTTCTTGACGATGTTGGCGATCTTGGCCTGGATGCGAGCGTCGATATCGCTCAGACGCTGCTCACCGCTGGAGAGGGTTTCCTCTGCCTCACTGACTTCCATGTTGATCTTGTCGATCCAACGCTCATGCTTGGCGATGCGAGCCTGTCCCGACTGGGGACCGTTGCCAAGCACCTTCTTGGCCTCGCGGATCTGCTTCTGGATGATGGCCTTGTTCTCCAGCATGGTGGCAACGTCGGGGTTGCTGCTGGCGTCCTTCTTGGCTTGCTTGATGCGAAGACGCTCAAGCTTGGCCTCGGTTTCCGCGATGATCTCGGCAGGGGTGCGCTGGCCGCGCTTAGTGATGTTGTCTTTCATGGTCGTATTATACCTCAGGTTAGGGGTTCAGTCAACAAGAATCTGGAGAAAGTTTCAGATGTTGAGACCTTTGGAGCGAGCTTCCTCACGCCATGCGAGGTAGTCTTGGACCTCTTCGACAGTGTAACCATCTTCCCAGAACTCTTGGATCACCTCCGTATCCAGGTAGCCCAGGGTGGTGAAGAAGGCCTCTTGGTTCATATCGGTGTAGCTCATGCGCGTATTATATCACGGATCGAGGCCATTGCAAGCCTGGGAAGAAGTTTTCTTTCGATCCTAAGTCTTTATCCCCCAAGGGTTTAGGACCGCTTCGCGGGCGGCGCGGATGCCCTAACCCTAGTATTGACAAGGGTTTAGGACCGTTTTCGGCAGTTTGCGTGCACACGAAATTTTGCGTGCGCACGGAATCTACCCGACTGCCGTTGAGCATGGGCCTACATGTAGAGCCAAGCTATGCACGCACCGAAGAACAACACGTTGCACAGCACGCGGTAAGCACGACTCTTCAATAGATCAGTCCGCCGCTGCTGTTCAACCTCGCGACGTATTCTTCACGCAAGGCGTTGTGCTTGCGCGTGAGCACGGGGATCTCCTCAGCAGGGACGAAGGCCCCCCAGAGCGTGTTGACACCGTTGTCCAGGATCTCAAGATGCACGAGTTCGTTGGATTGAGGACGAACGGCGAACCAGATGTCTTGGATGAGGATGTTGGTAGGGATGTCGTGGATGGATGACATGATCAGCATTTGGCTAGGTTGTTGTGTTTCCATGTTGCTCATTATACCACAAGGGACAGGGGTTGTCAAGGACTAATCCGTGCAAACTTCAACGTACCAGCCGTCCAGCGCGGGCCAGGAATCGCGGATGCCAAGCCAAGCGCCGATTTCCTTGCGGACGAACTCGTACATCTCCTTTTTGGTGGAACCCTCTGGAACTACGACAAAGTAGGTATCGTAGTAACGGCCAGATTGGATCTTTTCGAACGAAGAGACGTTCAGCTCTTTGCTTTCTTTCATGGGTACATTATACCACATCCTGGGCAAATGTCAAGGGGTCAGGTGGATCTTTTTGTCGTCCTAAGTCCTTGTCCCCCAAGGGGTTAGGACCGCTTCGCGGGCGGCTGGCCTGCCATTATGGCAGATTGTGTGCTTGGTCCTCGATAGCTTCAATGAGGGCACGGTAGTCCATAGGACCGAGGGGAGTAGTTCCTGGGGCTGTGCTCTCAGCGACCCACTGGCCGACTTCGATGCAACGGATTTCCCAGAAATTCATATTGCTATCGTACATGCTTTGTGTTATACCACGGGGGTAGCAGTATGCTGATCGGTGTCAAGAAGAGCGTTCAAGCCTTTTTATTTGTTAGTTGCCAGAAACCCAAGCTTTACCAAAAACTAGAGCATTATCACAAACCCGAGCTTTACCAAAAACTAGAGCATTACCATGAACCGAAGCATTATCAAAAACTAGAGCTTCACCGTAAACCCTAACTTCATCATAGGCCCAAGCTTTACCAAAAACCTGAGCTTTACCATAAACCCGAGCTTTACCATAAACCCGAGCATTACCATAAACCCGAGCTTCATCATAAACCCGAGCTTCATCATAAACCCTAGCTTCATCATAAACCCTAGCTTCACCAAAAACCTGAGCTTTACCGTAAACCCGAGCATTACCAAAAACCCTAGCTTTACCATAAATCCAAGTTTCACCAAAAACCTGAGCTTTACCGTAAACCGAAGCATTACCCCAAACCCGAGCATTACCAAAAACCTGAGCTTTACCGTAAACCCGAGCATAACCAAGAACTAAAGCTTCCCCGAAAACCCTAGCATTGGGACCAATATAAGCAGTAGGTTCTACGATAGCTGTATCAGCTACCCAACCACCAATTGATCCATCAGGATTAATATGACGCTTCGCAGCCAGAAGGGGAACGTTCAGCTCTTTGCTTTCTTTCATGGGTGTATTATACCACACTTCGGGGCGATTACAAGTCTGGAGGTGGATCTTTTTGCACTCCTAACCTGTTATGCCCCAAGGGGTTACGACCGCTTCGCGGGCGGCCCCGCCTGCCATAATGGCAGTCAAGGAAAAAAGATGATAGATATTCGCTATTCGCGAATAGCGAATGGGGCAAGCCGTCAGGCTCCACAGGTGCGGCGGCTAACTAAATCAGGTTCTTAAGGTTTTGCTTTTGGATGCGGCGAAACTTACGGCGTTCTTTCGCGTTGGACTTTCTCGGATGAGTCCCCCACCCGTTGCAGCACACACAACTTTTTCCGCCATACCCGTGATAGCTACGACGAATCAGTTTTTCTTCTTTTGCGTTGTTTGCAATCTCGATGTTCATACTAGTATTTAGGGAACTTTATTATCGAAGAAGATCAGGGGAAACGGGTTGATTTTGAATCAAAGCAAAAGCCACTTCACGAATTTGCATTCTCAATTCCTCCGTAGGGGAAAAAGAATCCTCGTCGTCAACCACAACAAAGCGCTTTTCTCGGTCGATGATATCCAAAAGAGTGTTTGCGATGTCGATTCGACGGCGATCTTCGGAAGTTTCCATGTGTGCATTATACCTCAGTAAGTGGGGGTTGTCAAGGACTAATCCGTGCAAACTTCAACGTACCAACCCTTGTCCTTGTAGGGCCAGGATTGGCGGATGCCGAGACCAGCGCCAATTTCCCTGCGGACGTACTCGTGGATCTCCTCTCGGGTGGAACCCTCAGGTGCCACGACAAGGTAGGTATCGTAGTAACGGCCAGATTGGATCTTTTCGAACTTCATGGGTACATTATACCACATCCTGGGCAAATGTCAAGGGGTCAGGTGGATTTTTTTATCGTCCTAAGTCCTTGTCCCCCAAGGGGTTAGGACCGCTTCGCGGCCGCCCCCGCCTGCCATAATGGCAGTCTGTGATGTGTTTCATTCGCAGGGAATAACGTCGTCCCAGATGCCTTGGTCGATCAGGTCCTGAGCGGACACGATCTTATTCCAATAGTACTCGTCCGCCCACCGCTCCAAATCAGCCATGTACTCAGTGTCGCAGGAGGAGCAGAGCCCCATGTGCGAGCGAAGGAAGTGGATCGGGGCAAGCGCCCCACAGCTATCACAGGCTTGTGTTTCCATGTTGCTCATTATACCACAGGGAAGGGGGCTTGTCAATAGGTTTTTTGGGTTTTCCTCAGAGGTTAGAGGTCATCTGCCTCTAAAGTGCCAAAAGTGGCCTATAACCGATGTGGCGTGTGGCCTTGACGCGGGGCCGCTCGGCCCCTGAATTAGCGGTTGAGGAGGTCGAGCATTTGCTTCAAGCTCCACCGCTTGGTGCTGTAGTAGGAGGGCCACAAGGGGTCGCCTTGAGGGTAGTGGAATCGGTAGTGCGAGGAACCACTCGCCAGGTTGACGAGTTGGAGGACCTTACCCTCAGGCCCGAACCACTCCAGGATGTTCGGGTTGTCGGTGCGGGGAGTACCTTGGGGGAGAGTCTTGGTTGCTTTCATGTTGCTCATTATACCACACCCTCAGCGGAATGCAAGAACTATTTCGGAAAATATCGCGTGGACGGGACTCCTAACAAACCCCAAACCCACCTACATACAGGGACTCCTAATATTTTTCAAGTCCCAATTTTATAAAAAATAAACTCAGGGACTCCTAGAACTTTTGTGGGACTCCTATATAAATTCAGAGGTACATTATGACTAACTTAGAAGACGCTTACTTACGCGCAAACATTAATCTCGCAGACACCTTAGCAGAGGCTCTAATCTCTGACAGTAACCAAGAAAAAGCCAAACCCCGCTATTCCATTGATCCAGGGGGAAAAGCGAAGAAAGAAGCGGAAAGATTAGCTGCACAACGAAGAAATAATCCTGAAACTATGCGAAGGGCTAACGCCGCAGCACTGAAGGCCCGCGCGATCGCCAACCAGCCTATGGGTGGTGTCACCCGCGTTCCAGGTCGTCCTGGCGTAGAAGAAGCTAATGAGATGCTTGGTGCCTGTATCGCAGAAGGTCTAGCACAGAAACTTCGCTCTGTAGCATCTAAGATGAAAGATCGCTACCAAAAAGGATCTAAGAAATCTCAAGCTAGGGGGATGGAGAAAGCTGATAGGGAATCTGAGAAATTCCACGCGGATCGTAAGAGAAGAGAGAGAGGCACAGCCTACTCACAAGACTCTTAATTTGCCACGCAGAAAGAACAAAGGATTTCGTAACAAGGATCCTAAATACTTTGAAAAACTCGGGGAAACTAAAAAAGAAGTTCGTTGGATTATAAGCCAAGAAACTAAAAAAAAATTAGGAGTAGAAAATGGACCACAAAGAAAGAATCCGCGCAAAGACCGAAGCTAGACTTGCAAGACTTAGACCCAACACGGGTCATGCTAGACTCTTAAGAGCAAGACTTGGAATTTCTGATGCTCCTGTAGTAGAAGAAGTTGTTGAGCCCGTTGTCGAAGAAGTAGTCAAGCCTCGCAAGCGTAGAACAAAGAAATCCGACTGATTATTTGTTCAATATAATAAAAACTCCTTGGTATAAAACAGTACCAAGGAGTTTTTTTATACTTCTTTAATTATCCAACCCGACACATGCTTAACGCCACCGACTCTGTTAGCGAACTCATGTCTGTGGTTCCCGTCTATTACTTCTAGCAAGCCCTCGTCTGACTCGAACAGGAGTAGGTCATCTTGCTTGTTGTAGTCCCAAGTAGTGTCCTCGATGGGTCTGACGGGCTGTAAGTACCTGATAGTTTTCTCTAGAGGTATCTGATACTCGTACCGCATCTCATAAATTGGCTTTGAGTACATAGAGGCTATACGATATTGCTGCATACACTCCTCGTCTTCACTCCAATCACCTACACACATGACAAGACTTGTGTTCTGAATAAGCATTTGCTGCTCATCTTCACGCTTTCCAATGCCATGAGTGATCTCTAGGTTCATAGCTTGGTAATATTTTTCGGTCTCTCGCTTGATTTTATGCTCAATAAGCCCACTGATGCGTGAATGCAGATACTCTTTGCACTTTTTAAGCAGATCAGCGTCTTTTTTAGGCCCAATTCCGTAAATGTTGACAGTATTTTTGATAATTTCGTTGAAATTATCGTTCATTGGGTGCGGCCACTTATTTCTTTGAGGTTTATCACTGCCTGCGCCAGTGTAATTAATGATTTTTTTCATTTCTCAGTGCTGAATTCTAATAGGAAGCTCTGTATTCTGAATAAATGCGAGCCTATTCTTGTGCCATGACTCTCTTCCTACCAATTCTCCTCTAGAATTATGTAGAATGTTCATGTCAATCACCTTATTTGTGTATCCTTTTTCAAAAGCAGTAGTTGTATAATGAATATCATAGAAATCCCACTCACCTTCGAAGTATTCTGGCTTGTCTAAACCAATATCACGCACTACTTTTGCTCTTGCTGCTAAAAATAAGCCGTCCAAAGCCACTACATCATCTGCTGGACCATATTCAGTCACATATTCCTTGCCTTGCTGGTCAATGTGAGATACTTTACCCCTATGCAATCCTGCTTTCCACACATCCTGATCCCACCACACCGCATTTGGAGATAAATAAGTAGTTCCCGCTGGTCCTACAAACCCAGTCTCAGGTAAATAGCACAAATCTTGGAGCTTCTTTAAAAATTCGGCGCATACTTCTCGAATTTCGATGTCATCATGACAAAATATACAGATATCGTTGTCATCTGGGTTAATGCGCTCAAAAGCCCCTTTATAAGCTTTAAATATAGATTTGGCCTTAGACATCAAGATTACATTAACACCACAACCAGACAAAAAGTTCAAAAGCTTATTCGTTGTAGCAGTAACTTGATCTGCTGATCTAGTACATATAATAGCGTGTATTGACATATACTATTATATGCAAGAGCCAAGTATTTTTTTATGGAAAACGAAAAATTATTAGAAGAGTTTAAGAAATGCTCTCAAGACCCCGCTCACTTTATATCCAGATATATCAAAGTTACTCACCCTGTTCGAGGTCTAGTTCCCTTCAAACTCTACCCATTCCAGGAAAGAATCCTTGAAGAACTACAAGGAAACAGGTTTAATATTCTTCGTAAGTTCAGACAGGCTGGATGTACTACTATCGCTGCTGCTTACAGCTTGTGGATGATTATCTTTCAAAAGCACAAGTCGGTGGTTATTCTCTCTAAGGGTGATGCAGAGTCTACCGAGGTTCTTGATCGTATTAAGCTCATGTATGACGAGCTACCTGATTTCCTAAAGCCAGGCATCGTTGAAGACAACAAACACACACTAAAACTTAAAACAAACTCTATTATTAAGTCCAGGCCATCAGGGAAGCAGTCAGGTCGTTCTCTTGCTGGATCATTTCTGATTATTGATGAGGCTGCGTTCATTGAGAATATTGATACTATTTGGGCTGCTGTTTATCCAATTATCTCTACAGGTGGTCGTGCTTTCGTTCTTTCTACTGTTAACGGCATTGGAAATTGGTATCATGAAGTTTACCAAAATTCGCTTGTAGGAGTAAACTCTTTTAATGCCATTGATATCCGTTGGCAGGAGCATCCAGAGTATAGCTTCACAGAAGGCTTTGAGGACCTTTATGCCGAAATGGCAGAGAAGGGCCTGGACATCCATAAATGGGAAGAGATCACTAAGGCGAACATGCCTACTAAGCAGTGGTTACAAGAGTATGAGTGTAGCTTCCTGGGAACTGGCGATACCTTCGTAGAGGGCGAAATTCTTAAAAACATTTCGTCCCAAACTAGTGAAAAATACTACACCAAGTATAACAACCGTATGCGCGTTTGGCAGGACCCTCAGCCCCATTACTCGTACCTAATTTCGTGTGATACTTCCTTGGGTAGGGACAGGGACTACTCAGCTTTCCATATAATCAATATGTACAACGGGCAGCAAGTGGCAGAATTTTACTCTAACCGCACTGCCATTAACGATTTCGCTAAAATACTATTCAATGAAGGCACGCTATATAATATAGCTTCGATAGTTTGTGAAAGAAACACGATAGGTAACAATCTTATCGACTGGCTCTATAATATTTATGAGTATGAAAACCTGTGGGCCGACGATAAGGGTGAGTTGGGATTCCAGGTTACTGCCAAAAATAGAGAAAGTGTTCTGGCTGAATTAGAGGAGGCCCTTAGGACTGACATGATCAAAATTAACTCAACGAGAACCTGCGATGAGTTAATGACGTTCATTATTTCAGAGAATGGCAAGCCCCAGGCTGAGAAAAATCACCACGATGATTTGGTCATGAGTTTAGCCCTGGCAGTCCATACCTACAAAAACTTGCTCGATTCCACCCCCATGGAGTTTGCAACTAGACTAAATAATGATGAGAGATTACCCCTCCCTTCAAAGATGTACAAGCACACAATAAAAAATGCGCTTGGACAAATAACTGAGGAAGATTATAAATGGCTGATAAAGTAGAGGACAATATTGAAGAAAGCGGTTACACCAACTTCGGTGGAACTGAAAACAGGGCTGGTTCTTATTATACACCAACAGGACCAATAGGAAAGTTCTTTGCTAAGTTCTTTGCCACAAAAGCGCAAGTTCCCGCTGCCGCTGCCATTGATAGTAAAGTTACTCCTGAAACTGGAGACACGGTTATCTCAACTCAGGTTATCAAGGATGCGCCTGTAGATGGCGCTCCTGCCGTGGGTGGGGTGAGCAGAAACCCAATCCTTCCCCAGCTAGAACTCAACCGTAGGCGTAGATACAAAGACTACGAAGAGATGGACGAGTACCCAGAGATTGGTGCTGCTTTTGATATTTACGCTGATGATTCTACTCAGCGAGGATTAAGGGGCGAACGCTGGGCTGTGAAGTCTGATAACGACATGGTGGTTGAAGAAGTAGAAACCTTTTTCGATACCATTCGATTAGACAAGCTTCTTTGGGATATCATCAGAAATACCGTAAAATATGGGGATTGCTTTACTGAACTTATCCTAGACGTTAACAAGCCACAGGAAGGCGTAAAGAAGATCAAGATCCTTAACCCAAACTGGATTCTTCGTGTTGAAAACGAGTTTGGTTATCTAAAGAAGTTCCTCCAAGAGATCCCTAATATGGAGTCTCTACAATACGCTGAAGTTGGTCAATCTAATGTAAATCGCCCTGTTAAGTACATTGAGCTTGACAAGAATCAAATTGTCCACTTCCGTCTACACACATCAGATCCAATCTTCTACCCCTATGGTAAATCAATTGCAGCCCTCTGCCACAGGGTATTCCGATCACTGAAGATGATGGAAGACGCGATGATGATTTATCGTTTGTCGCGTGCTCCTGAGCGTAGAATCTTTTATGTAGACACAGGCAACCTTCCAACCTCCAAGGCTGAAATGTTTATTGAGCGTCTTAAGCAGAAGTTCAAGAAAGAGAAGTTCTACAACAGCCCAAAGGGCACAGTGGACTCAAGATACAACCCAATGTCAATGGACGAGGACTTCTTCGTTCCAACTAGAAATGGCAGGGGCACCAAGATCGAAACTCTGCCTGGAGCTACTAACCTTGGTGAGATCGAAGACGTTCGATACTACAGAGACAAGCTACTTGCTGGTTTGAAGGTTCCAAAAGACTACATTGTAGAAAAGGAACAATCACCAGAAAGAAAAGCCAACCTATCTCAGCTTGATGTTAAGTTCGCCAGAACTATTCAGCGAGTCCAGATTGATGTTGAAACTGGGTTGGAAAACATGGCAAAGAGACACCTTCAATTACGAGGGTTCCCTGCTTCTGTGATCAAAAATCTAAAAATTAAATTACCTGAGCCTTCTGATATGTCAGAAAAGCGCAAGCTTGATGTTGATGAGCAGAAGACTAGAGTTATCCAGGCTGTCCAAGGTCTCAACCTGTTCTCAAAGGAGAGCATCTACCGCGAGTTCTACGATATGACTGAAGATGAGATCCGTAGAATGAAATCGGAGATAGAGAGCGAACAACAGCAGGAGCAACAGGATCAGCAAGCCATGGGTGCGGGGCCTGGGCCAGGAGAAGCAGGTGGGCAAGAGCCTGCTGAAAACGCACCACCTACAGCCAATGAGAGTGTAGAGTATGCACTCAAATTTGTGGCTGACACTGCAATTGATGAAAAAGCCAAAGAAGTGCTACAACGAATTGTAGAAAAACAACAGCAAAAAGCAGAAATCACTAACTCCGAAGAATCTATATAATTCGGGGCCACATTACGGAGATAAAAATGTTTTCTAATTTATTCGAAGAGAGAGATAAAACAATCACACACCTAGTAAAGCTGGGTGACTGCATTGGCAGATCACTGAGAGAGAACGTCAGTCTTTTCTCAATTGACAGTGCAAATTCTGAAGTATCCTATGTCACTAACAGCGGCATGGTTATCAGCGGAAAGTATACTATTGGAGAGGATATCTCAATTGATAGAATCAAAGTTCAAGATTCCTCAGTTTTCCAAGATGGAGAGGAGTTTGATAACTTTGTAAACTCTAAAATCCACTCCTTTGTAGAAAGTGTGCATTACGGAGAGTATGCCACAGCCGATAGCTCATTTGATGATGTTCTTTCACTATGGGAAAGCCGCCTAAAGCTTTCATCTATCCAGAACAGATTGATGGAGCAAAGTGAAAAGCTTTCTCAGATAGAGCAGATTCTTGAGTCTGATCAGTTCCAAAAGCTCATGGAGGTCACTCCCCAGCTTCAGGACTTCCTAAGAGAAAACATTGAAAAAGTAACTTCAGTTCCAGAAGTTCGCAACGCTGTGAACCTCTCAAACGTGGTTTCAAATGCTTTCAACTTCCCAAGGTTAACCCTTGAGGAGCTTGAGGAGAACAGTTCATACACCTTGAAGAATGGTGTTAATGAGTCTATCTACGAAATGATTTGTAGACAAGAGCTTGTTAAGCGTGAACTAATCGAATCAAAGAAAAGCTTTGACACTGTATGGGCTGATAACACATCAATTAGAAAACTTGCGAGTATGATCTTTGAAGGTGACGAAGCCGTTGTTGGGGCTTTGTCTGAGGCCCTGAAGGAAGTTCCTTATCTCTCACTTGCTTCCAAGAGGAGCCTCTTCAATACTTTCACAAACTGCCTTGCAAACGCTGATGGTATCGGTGTGTCTGAGAAGGACATCCAGAGCTACGCATCAAGGATCTTTGAATATAAGAAGGATGTGAAAGAACTCTTTATTGATACAATCAATGAAAAGTACGGAGTGAACATTCAGAATCTACAAAACCCAGCATCTTTCAAGAGCCTGGCTAACACTCAAGTTATTATCTTCGAAGCTCTTTCAAGATTGGCTCCAAAAGGATCTGTGCTGAAGGAAGTCTTGTCTGAGATGGCTCAGTGCTTGAAGAACAAGTCTGGTGTCGAGTGCATTGATGTAAACGACTTTCTTATGGAAATGTTTGTATCAGTCGGATACGACTACGTTCTTGAGGAGGCCGAAACTAAGGATCTTCCAAAAGTAAACTTCAAAAGAGTAAGTAAGGACCTGATCGACATCCAGGATCTAGTTATGACCCTAAAGCAAAAGGTTCAAGATCAAGAGTACCCAAGCGATGAAAACCTAGCTCCTGAGGAAGAAGCTCCCGCAAAGGCCACCCAAAAGGAACCAGCACCAGAGCCCCCAGCAGAGGAGCCAGCCCCTGAGCCAGCACCAGAAGCTGCTCCTGAAGAAGCACCAGAGCCACAAGCTCAAGATGATGTAGTCAACGATCTAGCTGACTTGGAAAACATGGTAGCTGACATCGCTGCTGAACTTGGAATGGATAAGCCAGAGGAAGATGAAGAATGACACATACCACTTTAAGACCCTACACTAAAGTAATAAATATTGGTGCTGGTGAAACTTCAGCCATAGAATTAAAAGACACTTCTGAGACTTTATTAGAATGTAATTACATCAGAGTTAACACTTCTGGAACCCTGATCCCGCTGGCCGTCGAAGATGCAGTTGATTTTACAGTCTACCTTTCTGGAGTTGAAGGATTAACGACCACAAATACACCTGCTGGGACAGGGACTGCTGATGGTAGTGGTTTTTGCGGTGTTGTAGGTCAAGGTGATGGAATTAATCCTGTAGAAATATTTCTGGATGATCAAGACAGAGTTTCCGAAATTCAAATATATTCTCCTCTTAATAGAAATTATTCTATAACATACGGTAATATTAAATTCATTAATCCAATGAGATTTAATGATCGTCCAAAAGGATCGTAATGGCATTACAAATACAAAATAACCTTACGGTGGGAAGACCAGGAAAGCGAGGTAGATCTAGAAGATACTCTAGTTCTACCTACCGCACTTCTGGTGGAGATCGTGGAGTTACTTTTGTAGGAGTTCAAAATTTAAGATTTCGTGCAGGAAACGGATATAGAACAACCTTAGGTTTCGGTGGAGGTAACTGGTCTTTCAAGCTATGGGACTCCACAGGAACACAAGTAGGAACAACAAAAGTTAGAAGCACACTTGAAGTTCTAATTGCTCTAGTAAATGCTGATGCCACCCTATCAACTTATGTAGAAGCAGTTTTAGAGAGTGGCGTTACAAGTGTGACAGGAAATACTAGTTTAAACTTTGCTGATGCAACGGTTATGAGTGGGGGAGTATAATGACTGAATACAGCGCGATTGTCGTCGTTCAAACTAACGAGGCAGACCAGCCTACTAATTTATTAGCCCTTAATGAGGGCGACACTATTTCTTCAGGCGTATTACCTGACTCTGTAAGACAGGCTGTTTCTGGAGTTTCTGAAGTATCTTCTACAGTATATGATAACTCATCCTCTTGGGGGTTAGGACTTGATGCGGGTACTAGAGCTGATATTGAATCTGTTTCTGGTACTGTTCGAGATACCTCAGGTGACTACACCGAGGCTTCAGTTGGATTTAGAATCTTTTCAGGTGACATTCAAGCCTCTACTTCTTATGTTTCAAGCTACGCTACTGATGTTTCAACCTATATTGAAGATAATAGGACATCTTGGGAGCAGGGAATTGATGCGGATACTCTAGCAGACATTGAATCGGTTTCAGCTACTGTTCTAAATACTTCAGGTGACTTGGTTGAAGCTTCTGCTGGATTTAGAGTCTTTTCAGGTGACATTCAAGCCTCTACCACATACTTGTCTGGTTACACTGATGATTTAGAAACATCTGCTAGAAACTTATCAGGATTAGTAGATTCTTCAACAGCCATTCTTGATGGTAGTGTCGTTGCTCTAAATGCTTCTTCTGATAGACTATTTGTTTTTTCAGGTGATGTAGAAACGTCTACTGCTACTTTGGATAGTCGGGCTGATGCTATAGATTTAAGCACTAATACATACTGGAATAAAACCTATGAAGATGTAAATACTAGTTCCACTAATTGGAATTTTACTTATATAGGTGTAAATACGAGTGCTCACCCTATATGGAATGCTACAGCAGTGGGAGTCTCTACTAGTGCTAATACATACTGGAATAGAACCTATGAAGATGTAAATACTAGTTCCACTAATTGGAATTTTACTTATATAGGTGTAAATACGAGTGCTCACCCTATATGGAATGCTACAGCACTGGGAGTCGCTACTAGTGCTAATCCATATTGGAATAGTAACTACGAAGACGTTCAAGCTAACAGAGATGCTTGGGCAGTAACTTCTGGCATAGCTAGTGGTTTCGGTTTTGTACCTAACGCCCCTACAAAAACTCTCTCTTCAGTAGCCATTTCTGGTTTTGGTGATGGGGATACCTCAGGTGTTACTATTTTTGATGGAGCCATCCCTGTATACTCTGAAGAATTAGGTAGGTTTAACTATCTTCCATATATTGCGGAGCCCGCTGGCGGTTTTGAGGCAGTAGGGGAAAATGAGCCACCTGTATCAATTGGAATAACAGAGTTTGGAGGATTCCAATTTACCAATGAGAGTGGTACTCCTCAACTCTTGATTGATACCCAAGATGGATTCTTATCAGGAACTGGCTCCTTTGATATGTCTAGTATTCGTTCTGTCAAGGCAGGAACAGGAGATTTTACCACAGCTAGTGCTGAAACTCAGGTAGTAGAGAGTGAATTAAAAGTGCGTGGAGCGGCTTTTTCTCAATTGGATAGAGGCTACAAGGCTACAAGTACAGATAGGTTTGCTGTAAACGGATCTGGTATAGGTACAGGAGCTGGTGATATTTATATTGTCAACGCAGGAGCACCATTTATCTACTACGAAACTTCTACCGATGGTTCAGTTAGAAACGGATCTAATGAACTTGGATTAGGAGCAACTCCAATGTACACGGTCTCCTCGACGCCAGATTCTTATTTGTCTGGAACAATTGATGCCTTTTATGACAACTCAGCATATGCCAGAACAGTAGTATCCTCTACAGGAGTTTATGAAATCCAGGCTATGATGAACGTCTCATCCCTCGGGGAAATTGACGTTGTGTATGGTGTACAGATTGATGGCGTTGATATCGCGCAAACAGGGGACACCGTTGTTGGTATCTCCGCTCCGCATTATATGTTATCAAAACTTCAATTTGTAAAATTTTTAAATGTTGGACAAGAAATTAGAGTTACTTTAACTGCGGCGGCACAGCATATAATTGCAAAGGGTTCTAACCTACTAATACGAAGAATAGGATAAATACTATGCCTGAAACTACACCTCATCCAGAAAAAAAGATTACAATAGGTAAAGAAACACTTATGCCCATCAGTATGGTGATTGCCGTCTGCGGTGGGGTCGTTTGGATTAGCACTCAACTTAACAATATAAATTATAAGTTAGACGTACTTGAATCCAAACTCCAAGACCAGTGGACTACCAGGGACATGGAAAACTGGGGCCTACGCTTACAAATGCAGAACCCAGAAATTGTAATTCCAAAAATGAAAGATTAGTCTAACATGCCAGAAATGACACATTAGTCTAACATGTGGTTTTGTTTGGCTGCTCTTAGCAGTCTCCACATGTAGCTATCTTTTAAATTTTCTAGAGTTGTAATTATATTTTCCAACTTGTGTATTAACTCTTCGTTAACAACTCTTGTTTCCGTCGCCATTTTGATTTCTTCTGACACGGAAGTGATTGTCTTTCTATCGTCTTCAGATATTGAGAATATCTGTTTTTCTATAGTTTCTCTGGCTTTCATCGTTGTACCTTTATTTTTTTGTCCCAACAGCTAATCATTAAGCTGATTCTTGAGGATCCTGATCGCATATGTCGGATAGGTAAAACTCCATGAGCGTGGTTTCCCTCAAAGATTACTAGGCGGCTGGGTTTGTATTCAATCTTTAACCACTTGTTTGCTTTGGATCTTTCAGCTAGATTGTAGATATCTTCCTCAAAAAAGTAGCCTGGATGATATGGTTCGGGATCCATCACAAGCTCGCCGCCTTCGATCTCGTCTCCTCCAAGAAAGAGAACGGCTGTCTTTTTGGCAGGTTCAATACCTTCTACCTCTTCATCACAATCCACATGATGATGTAGATAGTTATTATTGTGGTCTAAGACGTTAACCCAAACCTCGTAACCCTTGCCTGTAAACCCTGGATCTACATTAGATAAAGACCTAATAATCTTACAGATATCAGATTCTGTCTTGTCCTTGTGTTTCTTACCCCAAACATACTTGTCGCTGAAGAAATCAAACTGCCAGGATCCAGCGTAATGAAAAAAGCTATAAAGGTCATCTAAAGTAGAATCTCCACCAAAAAAATCATCTTCTATCTTAATCATAGAATTTTTACCGTATGGCCCTCTTTTTCGTAGTGTCGTCTGCGTGCTACAGAGTGATCAGATAGATATTTCTCTTTATCGAGAAAATCATAGATATATACTACATCTTTGCTATCATGCCGTCTTAATGCTCGGCCAAGTGCTTGTAAAGTAGCAATTTCGGATTTCATACCTCTTGCATTTATGAAGTGGGTGATCTCCTCGATATTTACTCCTGTTTGCAGAATTTTTGTTCCAATAAGAACACTAGACTCTGAGCATCCTCTGAATCTAGATATACAGTCATACCGTTCTCCGATGGAATTAGCCCCTTCCAAGAACTCAACGGATCCTCCAACCATTTCCTCCAAGGTCCTTCCGTGATCAAGTGATTTGGTAAGAATAAGGATACGGGCTTTTTTGTTTCTTCTTCTGATGTCATTTACAATTTCTTTTATTATTTTGTTTCTGGGTTCGTTGTTTACAATGTAATCATCATAAACGTCAAGGAACCCCATGTCCTCATCGACTCCACTAGCTTCGTAGGGTCTGTCAATGAGTTGTATGATTGGTTTTGTGAGTTTGCCTTCATCAACTAGATCGGCTGTTGCCACGGTCTGTAGGACGCTCCCTAGAGCGCCCTCTAGGTTGTATCGAGGGATCTTCTCACTTGGAGGCGTAGCGGTGAATCCGAAGCGGTACACGGCGTTAGGGAAGCTCCTGATGGCTGTCAGGGTGGTCTTCCCATTAGCGAACTCATGGCACTCGTCAACCATAAGCACTTCAGCTTCGGTCAAGTGTGTGTCTAAGATTCTTTCGATGCTTTGTACAGTACATAACATAATATCACCACAAACAAAACCCTCACCAAAACAAAGCCCAATATTATCAAATCCACAAGCTTTAGTAAGGAAATCATATGTCTGCGTCAGTAGCTGTTTCGCATTGAACAAGATCACCATCTTTTTACCCTCTAGAGCTTTGATCAAACCAGCCATGATCAAAGTTTTTCCTGAGCCAGTTGGAGACTTGATAACACCTCTCATCTTATCTAGGCCCTGAGCGATAAGTTCTTTTTGGTAGTCGTAGTAAGTAAATCCTGGTATTGTGTAATCTACTTTTTGTATTTCAGAAACAGGAAGATGATCTAGAACTATCTCGGGATCACAATCAATCTTCTTTAAGTCCTCAAGTAACCTAGATAATAGGCCAGTCTTAAATACGCCAGACTTAGAAATAAAGTAAGTTTTACCATCCCATTGTCTCCGCTTGTACGCAGGCGAGTACCTGGCACCAGGAACATTGAATGAGTAAAGCTCATATAGTGCTTTTAGAAGCTCGGGATTGTCGGTTTCTATACGAGAATTTATTGTATCGACATAGATCTTCATCACACTATTATAGATTAGGAATTATGCCTATAGGAGTTGAAATATGCTAAACCAACCAGTTAACGATGAAGCCAAGCAGGCGGTCATTGATGAAATTTTAAAAGAGCTTCCCACAGATACTGCTGTGGAAGTGGAGCTACCCTCTGAGTCTAAAGTCTATAGCTTAGAAGACCCAGGGGCTCCAATCACCATCCGTCCTATGACATTTGAGGACGAGAAGGCTCTAGTCAGTGCTGGTAAGGGTGATGATCCAGTAAACTTGATTCTACAAAGGTGTACGACCAATATCAAGATTCCAGATCTCCTTTCCATGGATAAGCTTTACCTTATCATGAAACTGAGAGAGATTTCTTATGGAGATGATTACAACACCTTGTTGGTGTGCTCTCACTGTAAGGCTGAGAACCCAACCACTGTTAAGCTATCTCAATTAAATGTTAACCCTGTTCCTGATGATTTTGAAGACCCTATCACTGTCATGCTTCCAACCATCAAAAAGGAAGCCAAGGTACGTCTTCCTAGAGTTCGCGATGAGAGAATGATGATGGACACACAAGCAGCCCTTGATCAGATTTGGAGATTTGTGGTGGAGATTGATGGGCATACCGACAAATCAATCGTAGCTCCAGTCGTTGATAAGTTGCCTCTAAGAGATGTCAGAACCATCCTAAATGCTATCAAGACTGATTACGGCGTAGATACAAAGATTAAATTTGAGTGCAATAGCTGTGGAGGGGTGACGGTCGTAGACCTGCCAATCGACTCAAATTTTTTCGATGTGAACTAGAAGAAGTAATTGATGTAGACAATCTTCTTCTAGAAGCCTATATACTTGTGAAACGAGCCAATTTCACATATTCCGATGTGAAGGAGATGACTCGTACAGAAAGAACAGTATTTCTAAAACTCCTAAGAGAGGACCTGGAGCGAGAACAAGATGCAATTAAACGGAGTAACAGTAGTTGATAGACACAACAGACCCACTGTAATTCAGAAGGTCGCGTTGCGTGCATTCTTTATTAATGATGGAGAATATTACGATCCTTACGATATTAGTGGAGTAACTATTTTTCAAAAGGCATCTAACTTTACTCCAAGCACAGTTCTCGGCAGCGACAACCTCATCATAAGCTCAGTTCCAGGATCAATCATCAAAATGCACTTTACCCCCTCTGGCGATGATGGGGGAACAGCAGGTCAGGATCCAAGTGGATATAACCCAGGAACTGATATCAGGGCTACCAGCGGAGTTTATCGTGTAAGCAAGGGTGAGTACATGGTGATCCTTGATGGGACGCAAACCACATCGGGGGTCTATGATTTCCACGGCTCATCTCTCACGGTTGAAAACACTGCTAGTGCTGTAAATGATTATATTGATTGTTGGACTATTCAGTTTGCTCAAGGCTCACTATATCAAACGATAATCAATGATTTTCACCTGTATGATGACACGTTCTTCAGCATCACACAACCCCTCCTCCTAGCCAGCAGAAACAAACTAATCAATAGAAACATAGTTCTAAGCTCAATCGAAGATCTAAAAGTAACAACTGAGATTACAATTCAAAACAAAGACATCGACCAGAGTGTAAAAAATATCTTCAAAGATTCAGCCATCACAAACGCGATGATGAAGATCGAAAAGGTGAACGAAGATTCAACAACTCTGCCTGCTCACGTTACTGTCTCTGGATTCTCTGACACTAGTGCTCTGATTGACGTTACCTCAGATAACACTATGGTTTTGAACTTCGATACCACAACCCTAGCTACCCATGCCAATGTGGCAGACTTTGGAGGTCTAACAGGAACCTACAGGGCCATTGTGAAATACACACTACTAAATGAAACTATCATATCGTCGCCCTATTACTTTACAATAAGTTAATTTCATTTATCATTTTGTATTCAAAATTATAGAGAGAGCTTTCATTCATAACCCAGGAGTGAAGGCTCTCTCCTTTTACATGAGCTTCGTTCCAATCTTTGCAGCCCTTAGGTGGGGAACAGACGTAGAAATCATCCATTAGTCTTTCACGGCGAAGCACATCAAACCTCTGGCATCCCCTAACACCAGCGGTATCACTATCAAAGCCCAGGATAACCCTGCCATCAAATGTTGACAGGATCTCAGCCTGGCGAGGGCTAATGTAGTTCTTCATGGTGGCTGTAGCGTTCACACCTTGGAGCTGTAGGGACTTAGCATCCAAAGGCCCTTCGCATACAACTACATAATCCTCGTCTTCGTTGTAAGGGTACAGGATCTCTGAGGGGTTGGGAGCAGACTCGATAGAAGGGTTTAGATACTTTGGTCTCTGGTCGCCCAAGGCTCGACCTTGGAAGTAGTATACAACACCATCTTTCTTGAATGGAATTATGATTCTGTTTTGGAACTTGCCATCCATGCACAGGTAGTATTCAGCAGCAGGGGGATCTTCTACAGAGAAAAGTTTTCTCTCAAACAATAGGCTCCATGCCCTCAAGACATCAGGATCGTCAGAGTGCCCAGACTCAATATTCAAAGGAATAAGCTTGCTAGTGTCCAACTCAAGCTGACGCTCCTCCTTGATTTGCTCTGGAATGTCCTCACCAATGAACTCAAAGTTCCTGATCATCAGATCCCTATAAGCGCGGAAGTAGGGAATATCTTCAGCTTCGGAGTACAGTCTGGTGAAGTTACCTGAGCGCCCAGTCTTGAAACACTGCCACAAACCACTATCTACATTGACGCTCATGTGCCTCTTCCAATCATTCCTGACGAAGAGTGATTCCATGATAAATTCCCGACCGTTGGAAGATAACCTTCCTTTATCAGAAAAATTTTGAGTAATGTAGTCTCTAATAAACTGAGGTGCTATAATGTACATAAAAACTATTTCCGAATCTAAGTATCAAACTTTCAAGCAGTGTAAACTTAAATACCGTTACCGTTATGTTGATCGTCTGCCTGAGCCAGAGGAGTCTAACACAGACGCTCTCCACTTTGGATCATATATCCACAAGATCCTTGAGGACGGTGTGAACGCCAAAACTCAAGAGGAGCTTGTCCAGATCGCTGAGGAAGTGAAGGGCACATACAAGGTATCAGAGAAGTACGACGGCAAGGATTTAAAGTGTATCCAGAATTTTCTGAAGTTCAATGAACAACTAGAGAATACCGTCGCCTGCGAGCTTGTATTCGAAGTTCCAGTAAAAGACGACATTACCTTGAATGGAGTAATAGACCGTGTAATCAAGGGCAATGATGGTGGTTATCTGGTAATCGACTACAAGACATCCAAGCGTGAGAAAAGTAAGGTCGAACTTTACCAGGATTCCCAACTCAAAGGGTATGTGTACGCTATCAGCAAACTATACGATGTGCCCTACTCTAAGATCATCGCAGCACACTACTACCCACTAACTAACAATTTTGTACACGTTCAATACTCTACCCCTCAGATTACAGCCCATGCTCGCAAGATCGTTGATGAAGTCTGGAAGATCCGCAAGAGCAAGAAAGAGGACATGAAGCCTAACCGCAATGAATTTTGCTCATGGTGCGCCTACAAGACCTGCTGCCCCGAGTTTAATTCTCCTCAGGCATGTTCTTCCAAGATCGAGCAGTTGAAGGCTAAGAAGGCTTTGGATAAGTCCCGTAAATAAACGGAGAGTAGATACTTATATCAATAGAAACAAAGAAGTTATGTACCTGATCAGATGAGTAGTTACACTTCTTAGTTAAATAGTTATAAAGCATTTCTAGTTTAATAGGCTTCTGTTTATTCATACCATCAAGAACCTTAAACTGAAAGTGCTTAATAAATTTTTCACTATACTTATGTCTCCACTTTTCAACAAAAGAATAGCTAAGTGTCTCATTTATAAGATCAAGAAAATCAATAATATCTACATCTAGGTTATAACTCATGATTAGGGTAATGTTTATATATAATATAGAGCTATGAGAGGTTTTTCAAAAGAAATCAAGAATTTTCTTACTCAAGTCCAAGCAGCCGATGATTTGAGGATAAGTATTGTCCCAAAGAGTGAATCCTGTGGTGGCCCAGGGGATATATTATTTTTTCGGTATAAGTTAGGTGAAGGTAAAGGAAGTAGAGCTTTTAGGATTTTTCTCTTGACAGAGCCTATAACTAAAGATGCTAGAACGGGAAACAGATTGATGACTGGGTTTAGAGTTCCTGAAGATGGCACATATACCCCAGATTCTTTAGAGTCTCTATATAAAAATAAGGAGCTTGATAAAGAACAATATAGGACCTACATAATGTCTAGAATATATGGTCCCCTAAGAAAGATTAGCAGACTCCCACAACAGGAGATTAGATAATGGTAGTACAAGCAGTTGCCCTTACGGCTTTAACAACAGCAATGGATGGTCTAAAAGCGACTCTTGAGAAATCCATGGAGTTTGGTGAGAAAGCTAATAAAGCCTCCTTGGCCTTGGGTATGACATACTCGGAGGCAGAATCAAAGTTAGGCCCAAGCATGGATGGCTTGCGGGGCAGCATTGACCAAAGGTTTGGGGCTGCGATTAGAACCTTAGAAGCAGGTCTTCAAGGCAACACCACTGGAATTTCTAGGCTAATTAATCAACAAAAACTAACAGGAACACAATCAGCAAAAACAGCAAAAGCTTTTGCTACTTTGGAAGCTCAACTTGGGTCATCAAGAGATGATACTAATAATTTAGCTGAGTCCCTTATTATCACTAGCCAGGAGTATCAGATAAGCACTGACAAGCTCGTAGAAGCCGTTGATGGCCTGAAGGCTACTTTCCCAGCCCAAGCTCTAGCTGGCATGGGAAGCAAGGTCATGGAGGCTACCACGCAGCTACAAGCGCAGCTAGGCCCTCAGTTAGCTGGTCCCCTCAATAAAGTAATGAAGATGGTTATGGATACCAGCATGGAGGGTTATGAGCGCCTTACAAAGCTTGGTATCGGGGATGTTAGAGAACGCTTATCAGCAGCTAAGGATTCAGCGGAAGCTCAAAAAATATTAAAAGAGGCTTTTGTTAAGGCACAAGAAAACTTTGAATCTGTAGCAGGAAACGCAGCAGAAGGCTTCTTCCAGATCGGCGTAGCTAGTGATATTTTTGGTCAACAGGCAATAAACTTTGGTCTGGTCGCAGAAGGCTTTGGTAAGAGGGTTAAGACTGAGGCTCAAGAGATGGATAAGTTTGCCAAGCAAATGAATGTGCTTAGGTCTGAAATTCTTTATCCTCTTCAAAAGCTTTTAACTGATTTCGTGTATCCAGCATTTGTTAGCTTGGCTCAGTTTGTTAAAAAAGTTAGTTTAATATTTCTCGATGGTGTTAGACTGATCTTAAACAGTTTGACTGGTGTTTATGATGGTGTAAAAAACTTTTTTAGTAAAGTATTCAAACCAATAACGGAATCTTCTGAGTTTGTAAATAAAGCTATACATTTTGGGATTGTTCTGCCTATAGAGCGTTTAAAAATTGTATTTAACTTATTTATGAACGGTCTTGATGGTATTTACTTTGCTACTTTGTTTGTTGCTGAAGGTCTTTTAAAGTTTGTAAATGATCTCAATATCATGGGTTTTGATGTCGCTGATCTTGGTAGTGAGATTTCTGCGGTTCAAAACCAGATGCTTGAATCAGGGCTTAGGATAGAAGAACGAAATGCTAAAATGAAAGATAGTGTTGATAGACACTTTATGGACCCTGGTGAATCGGCAAGGAAGTTTAGAGAATCACTGAAAGAATCAAGAGATGATCCTAATGGGCTAGGCAATAGAATCATGGGTGATATGTTACATACCCTCATGATGACTGAAGAAACGTCTAAGCTTAATCTTAAAGAAAATCAAGAAACAAACAATAAAACTCCCGAACTAACAACTTCTCCTGAGTTCTTAGATGAGACAGCAAATATGTTAGGTAGGAGTATTGAGAGGATTCTAGGCATCGGACCAGACATAAGATTGTCTGAAGTCGTAGAGGCTATCGACAGAGGCACTGAGGTAGCTATGGCTAATGGAGACAAGGGTGGGGCATCTTCATCCACCAAACAGGACTCACTTGAATAATGACTAATCGCCATATAGTAGACAGGAATCTCCCTGAAAGAACTAAGCTAATGTTCTATTTCCCAATGCCAACAGCGGGGGATAGTTACTACACTGTGGAGATGCCTTTCTTTGAAAATGTCTCCATAAAGGAATCTAAAAAAGCACGTTATCAAAAGTATTCTCTAATTTCCAGGTCCAGTAATTTGTACAGTTACCTTGGAGCGGATTCTAGAGTGCTAAACCTGACCTTCAACATAAGCCTTCCTCACCTTCTTGAGGAGCATCCTGGCATTAACTTAGATAAGTATGTAAGTTATATGCAGGACAAGGATAACGAAGAATTAGAAAAACAAAAGTTCAAGGAGCCATATAAGCAGCAATCCATCCCAGAAGGGATGGCCTTTAGACTCGGA